ACCAGGGATATCGTGTCGTTGAAGAAAATATCGGCGTTGGACAATATGCATATCTGGTTCGCAAGATTTTCGCCCGCAAAGGAAAAAGCATCTTTATATGATAACCTCTTTCCAATAATTGTTTTGTAAATCTTCTCAGATTCTGTGGGCAAGTTGACGTCATTCTCTAAAAGTAAGTGGATATGTTTTATGTAGCCATTCTCCACGTTCTTCCAAAGGCAGTCGTCTATTTCCTTCTGTCTCACCGCGTGTTTGTCGGTGTAATATTGAACTATGAGGTTCATCTCTTGGTAGTTCTCCTTTACATATTATACACCAGTTTATAGACATCCCTCTGCCTCTTTGATCATCCACCACACATCGGAATCAAACTTATTGGCGTCTGGATGGTTTAATAGTCCGGTCAGATGTTTTTGTTCTGTTTCTATTTTCGCTTCCTCAGCGTCCTCTACATATCGTTTAAGACGACCGTTATCATAAACAAGATTTAGTATCTCAACAGTATTCACGTCAATACTCCTTAATGTCAACAACTGCACAGTCAGATCCCCACTCGTGTCCTTCGTTGGCTTTCCAATGGTTTTTGTCTAATGATGTTTGGTTTTGTAGGGCATGGTTTCTTTTGTGTATGTCCGTGTTTTTCCACTTGCTTACCGTGTATCCGTGCCAAAGGTGTGCGGCGGCTATGTTATAGGCAAACCTTCTTTTCCCAGCCCTGTCCCACCTTATTCTGAAGTCATCATCTTCTCCGGCGTAACCACCGAGGAATCGCTCGTCTATGCCACCAATCTCCATGAACTTTGCTTTTGGAATAACGGCTATGAAGTAGTAATATCCTGCTGGTATCCTATCTGGAACATTACTAAAATCAAAGTTGTTTATCTTATGCATTGTTGGGTTTACGCCATGTTTTATTGTGTGGTTATAAAAGTCTTCGTTTGTTTGCACAATGTGTCCTATTACGAATGTGCTCGGTTCATAATATATGGACGCGAACTTCATTGTCGGTGTCAAGTGTAGGTTCTCGGGATCTGTTTTTAAGCAAACCTCATGAGAAGCGTGTTTAAATGCGAGGTTCATCCCAAGTGCGGGGTTGTTTGCCACTACGGGAATTATGCTTTTCTTCTTATCCATTATGATGTGCTTGAACTTAACACCATGGCTGTCATGATATTTTTTCACTACTTCGGCTATGCGATCTGTGGACATATCGTCTGTTATGATGACCTCATATTTTTCCGGATCGACGCCTTGCGAAACCACTGTTTCCATAGATAAGTCCAAGTAGTTAGCTCGATTATATAGGGTCATCAAAATACTTACGGGGTTTCTTATATCTTTTGTCTTAACGTCGTAAAGCATGCGAAGCTCATCTTGGTTTTCTTGTGTTCCCGCATGTCTGAACTTCCTCTTTGCTTTCACCATTCTGTGATCGATATTCATATACATTGTTTCCATGTTCTTTGTTGCCATACCGGATTCGTGTTGCCTATAATAGAATAGCGGCTCTGGAACATGTAGTGCTGATGCTATTTCCGTAGCTCTTAACCACAGGTCGTAATCTTCTGCAAAGTCAAGGGTTTCGTCGAAGCCACCAACGGCATTAAATATTTCCTTCTTTATGAAGTTGTTTGCGCTAATTGAATTTTCCTTGTTTAGTCCTTCTTGGGAAAACGGTGGCTTATACTCTATCTCTTTTCTTCCGTCTTCGTATAGGTGGTAGTAGTCCGTATATGCTATGCCAATGTGGGGGTCGTTAAAGGCTTTTACCGAAGCCATGGTTTTTGCGGGGTGATAGATGTCATCGGCGTCCAAGAACCCCAAGAAGTCACCATTCGATAGTTTTGCTCCGAGGTTTCTTGCAGAAGACACGCCACCATTTTCTTTCTTGACAACGACGAATCTACGAGACACATCCCCGTCATTATAGTTGGCTTCAAACACTATGGGCGCTTTGTTTTCTGTAGAATAGCTCCACTTAGCATCTTTGTGCCTGAAGTCACTTATGGTTTTTTTTGCCATATCCACGGAGTCGTCAGTTGATCCATCATCGACTACAATACATTCTATCTTTCGATAGTCTTGACAGCACACGGACTTAATGGCATCGGCAATATATTTCTCGGCGTTGTAGCATGGTATTATGATACTAGCCAAGCAATTCGTCATCATCTGCACACCCCATTTCTACAAAAGAACTTCTCATTTTAATGAAAGCCTTGTTGTCATATTTTTTCTTAACCTCTTCCCTTGATTGCGTCTTAAGGTCTTCTCGTCGCTGCTTCTTTCTCTCGTCGTATATGTGCTGACATTTTTGAACATACGTGTCCTTCTTCATTAATTCCTTATAAAATGAATATCCATACCTAAAGATAATCACGTCGGCAGTTTTTGCTAGATTTTCTGGATAAGCGTGATACATGGTTCCATTGTTTTTGTAGTTAGAATAGTAAACAAGAGCGTTTTTACCCCTTTTGACGAGAAGACTGAAGTTCTCAAAAAACCTGTCGGAGCCAAGAGTGTTTCCGGCAAGCATGGGAATAAAGTGTGAGACCTTGACCTTGTGTCTCTTTTTAGTCACCTTGTTTGCAGCGGGAATAGCCCTGCTCACTATTGTCTTAAAGCATTCGTCTACGACGTTCTTGTAGATAAATTCTCCGGTTATGACCTTATAGTAAAAAAATGGCACTCCACTTTCCTTGCACTTCTTTTCGTTCTTGTCTATCCACGTCATTGGAGGGGGCTTACCATCATCGCTTGTCGCTACTACAATTTGTGTTGGCGGGTGTACCTGTTCTAATAGGTTGTCTATTGTTTTCTGTATAAGTTTTCTATTTTTCCCGATAACTAAAGCACTTAGAATGCATGTCGTCATTTGACAAGAACCTCCTTGAAGATTTTATTCCACTGTTTAATAAATCTCTTTATCCCAAACCTCTTAACAACAATCTCTCTTCCCGCATTTCCCATTTTTTTACACAACATCTCATTATCAAGAAGCCTACCTATGCCATCCTTTAATTCTTCAGGATCGTTTGACCATATGCCGTTCTTCCCGTTTTCCGCAAACTCAGATAGGGCTTCATTAACGGTGCTCACAACTGGCATCCCTGTAGACATAGCTTCCAAGATCGTCATTGGAAAAGTAGAGTGGGTTGATGGATTAAAGTAAACCCTGTCGTTCTGATAAAAACCAACCAGTTCCTCAAAGCTACTGGCAACTTGACTCAATCCCGGCGTTTTGCCAACAATATGAATTGCGTCCTTGTCAACACCCTCCAACACCCTCTTCCAAAGGTGGTAGCCAGTGTCGGCGGCTCGGTTAACGAAGTCATTGCTTACCGTCAGGACTCTCCTATCTCTACCACCATACCCGACAAACTCATTCTCGTCAACAACCTGTTCTATTATGGACATGGGCAACTTAGAACCCTTGTATCCCCAAGTGTTTCTTGCCTCCTTGGTAATAAAAACCTTGTATGTCGATAGGTCTTGCTTGACGATTTCCTTCTTGGCCTTCTTGGTAATGCTGTCTGGGGGGAGTGTGTGCATCATCGAGACAACGGGAATGTTGTTTTGTCTGCCTATTTTGAATCCCTTCTCGGCTTGAGACATTGTTTGGGACAAGATCACGTCAATTCCATCCATCTGACCCAACTGTTCGTCTTTTATCTCGCATATATTACGAGGCAACACCCTGTAGTCGGTGTCCCACATTTTCCCTTCCGGAGCAGGAACATGGTAAAAATGATGTCCTGTTTTTGCTAACTGAGACTGCCACCCCTCGTGTGTTGAGAACGAAAGGATGTTCAGTGGCTCGTCTTTGTCTCTATTTATGGCTCTACAGATAGACGTGAATCTATTCAATGTGTTCTCCTAAAGATCATAGATAGTAACTTGAACGTCTTTTTCGCACAATGCTTTTTTAATAATTGGTTCCATTTTGTCCCATGTTCCACCAGCTAATCCACATCCAATTCGTGGCATATGAACTGGGAGATTATTGTTTTCTACAGAGAAGTTACAAACCTTTTCTAATCCTGTTTTAATTGCATCGTATCTTATAGGCAGGATACCATCAAACGGATAAATACCGTCTTGTCCTATAATGTTGGCGACCCAAAGGCTCGATCCCACCTCAACAAACTGAACATTCCCTACTACAAACTTGTTAATCGCAAGAGATGGTGGAAAATTATACCAAGAAAGATATTTATTTTTAGCTTTTGGGTGTTTTTTTGACAAGGCTAACACAAACCCCTTTCCCCATTTGCCAACATTGTTGCAGCAATGAGCTATTATTCCATAATCAGGACTGGTTGCATCTCCACTAACATAGCGTATTGGTTTCAAATTTTATTCTCCTTAGTCTATTATACGCTTTTTTCTTCAAATGTCAAGTTCAAATTTTACCTCTTTTACGGCAAACTCGCCAGGATCACCCATGAACCCATCTCCCATGCAGTTCCATGGTCTTGGGAAGAGGACAGATAGTCCACCATTTTTTTCAAATTCTTCTATGTTTTTTTCATAATCATCTACCAAAACTGTATTTGGCTTGGCGAAAAGAGACTTGTATTTACAAAACGCATACTCTCTAAACCCATTTCCAAACCTGTCCTGAAGCCACATTAGTTTTCCCGAAACAGATCTTGGATGTGGCATTGGTGTTGTCAAAAAAATCACCCTTGCAATTTTCGACAGTTCTTCATACATCTTCTTAAACCAAGGATATTCTGGCATACTCCTCCACCAGTCTTCTCCGAAACCCTCTATCCATGTCTTGAACTCACCTTCGGGCATGCCAATGACTTTGCTTACTTCGTATTCTCCAGAAGGCCAGTTGTCGATGTCTACCTTGTAATCCATGTGGGCTACAACTTGTCCAACGAAGTCGCAACACACGCCGTCCATGTCGAGATAAATTATTTTTTCAGACATGTCTACTCCGTTTCCTCTATCAGATCTCCAAAGACCTCGGGAAGCAGTTCGGCAAACTTATACAAAATCCCAAGCATTATTTCCCTGATTTGCCACTGAGCATGTTCGTTTAGCGCTCTTTCCTTGAATACGTGTCTCCACATTCTCAAATTAAACGTCATTGCTAATTCTGTTTTGGTTGCATTTGGCAGAATACATCTTGCATCTTCTGGTGGAATGTCAATTTTGCGCAAAGCAAGATATTTATCATAAGCACTTGCTACTTGATTTAAAAATATAACCTGAGATGTTTGATCAACATTATTATCTCCATGTTTGTTTGCCCACTGAAAAGGAGATTCGCCATTAACATATATTCCTTCGTCAAGCCCTATTGTTTTTGGACATATGACCATAAACTCCTTTTTGCCATAATCTACATACCTCTGTGACTCCTGCGATATCGCGCATAATCTATGTCTCACCAACTGATGACTACACGATCTGTCGCAAATTATCCTAGCTGTTATTGCACAATGCTCTATTACGGATTCATGTCCTTTTCTTATGATGCCCTTAATAAATTTTTCTGCCGAGTCTTTTGTAATTTTGTCTTCGCTTTTATAACATGTTTTCCCACATTTCTCAATAAGTTTTGCGTAATCTTTGATATGTTCTAACGGCGTAACAATTTCAAACCTTGGTTTAACAACTTTAATATCCACGCTATTCTCCTAAAACTTTTTTCCAATTATCCCTGAAACTTTCAAACGAAAAACATTTGTCAAAACACTCATGCGATTTCTCAGACAACATTGTCCTGTATTCATCATTCTCTATGCAGTTTGAAATAGCACTTCTTATCTTGAAAACATCATGTCCGCCCACAAAATATTTCATCCATTCCTTCATTGGTTCATTATCAAGACAAACAACGGGTGCGCCAACAGCCATGGCTTCTATGACCACCGTGGGGAAAGTTGAGTACTTTGTTGTGTTAAAGTAACACGCACAGTTCTGATAGTATACGAGAAGCTTTTTTTGTGATGCGGGGCTTGACATTTTATCGTTGTTTCCTATGAGCTTGACGTTCTTACTCCATGTTGAACCCAGAATCTGTTCCCACTCGGCATAGCCCAAAAGACAACCTCTCTCTTTGAAGTCGTCTGCTACTGTTAACACGTAACTGTCGTTGTTGGCTTCATACGACCTTGGGAAAAGCGTAGGTGAGCACGTATGCCCGACTATTTGACATTCGTCTGCCCTATACATCCATTCTCGTGCCTGATATGCTGTGGTAAAAACCTTCTTGTCCGACTCGTCTCCACCTTTTGCTTCGATCATATGGTGTTCTTTCCAAAATGGTAGCGGCAGACAGTGTTCCATCTCTATCCACATGGCACTTCTTAGTCGCTTGTCTATCTCTCTCAGGCTTTTCGTCGCATAGCGTTGCTCATAGGCAGTGTGAGACATTATGACGTCTATTCCCATGTTGGTGGGATCGTTAATCTCCACAAAGTTTCTCGGAAGTGGTCTGATGTTATTCCTCCAGCCCTTGCGACGCTCTGGGCTTTTTAACGAGTAGAACATATGCTCTGGGAAGGCTTCAGACAACGTGTATTGCCAAGGCTCGTGAGTCGTAAACGTTAATATATTCAAAGAAAATACTCCTATGTTATTGTTTTGACAAAATTTCTTCTATTGTCTTAAGGTATTTTTCTCCAACAACGTCATAAGCATATTTGTAAGAGTTCTCCCTGCACTTAATGCTCATTCTTTCCGTTTCCGTGCTGTCCATATTATATGCTCTGAGCATGCATTCTCTTAGTGACATTATGTCAATCTGATTCCACAACTGATCTCCGCGATAAAGATGTTCGGGCGCACACTCATGCATTCCAATCACGGGATGTTTTCTACTCTTAACTATTAGTGCCGTTTCGGGACTAAGGTATTCACTCATGCCACCAAAGTTCGGTGAAATTATCACATTACCAAAAGCCATGGCGTCAAACACTGGCAGGTTCCAACTTTCTCCCCGACTTGAACACACGTATGTGTCAAACGTATTGTGCATTGCGGCAATCTCTTCTTCGTTCACGCTACTGGGATTAATCATAAGTGCTGGATAGTTTTTAAACCTGAGTGTTTCCTTCATCTTGTTTATCAGATCTATTACGGCTCTTCTCGTAACTCTTTCGTTCTTTCCGGTTATGTGCAAGAATAACAAGACGTCACTCATGTCCTGAAACGTGGTGAAATATGCCAATATGGTGTCAGCAAGACCTTTTCTTGGCGAGATTTCCGCTATGGTGTAAAACTTTTTCCTGAAGTTCCTGATGTCATCATTATCCATTACCTGTCTGTTGTTCACATAAAAGTTTATATCACAGGGAACCGGTAGGACATAGGTTGGTTTGTCCACATGGCTTTCTTTTATGGCAAGTGCATCATCTTTTGATGACGCTATTATCGCATCTACGTGGTTGTTCAGATAGCCATCCCACATAGACCCTCTGAAATGATTTGTTTCCCAGTAAAACATGCTTATGAGCGGAGACTTTGTTTCATTAAGCTGCTCGGGAAGAGAATGTATTATAGTCGCATCTACGTTTGTCAGGCTCCGGTCTTCCATCTTGACAATTATGTCATCCATTTCGTCGTTAGATGGTGCTGCCATTTGCAGGTGCCTTGCCGCTACGTTTATTCCCGCCGCATCAAGAGACAGCAATATTCGCCTTGCCGCATATGAGTATCCACTACAATCTCGATAGTTTCCGATGAATGCTATCTTCATTTTTTCTCCTTTAGGATATAATTTCAATCTTAAAATTGTTAACCTTTTTTGAACCGTTCAAAACCACATCCCTATACCTCTCTGATTCGTTTTTCAGGTTCATTATACCCCTAAATCTTTCTATCATTCCCTCTGGTGTTACCTTCTCGTCTGGCTTTTTCTTGTCAACATTGTATCCTGCCTTAAGAGACAAAACCATTCTGCTCTTCTGGTAGTCTGTTATTATGTCGTCGTTATTGAGAAAATTATCATGGCACCAGTCAACAAACTCTTCTGCACTGTTGGTGTGAGGTGCCTGATCTGCCTTTGGTTTTATGATACTAATAGGCGACTCCCACGTTTCTCCTACGGGATCAACTTCTATTTCGTCTATGATTTTCTCCCATGTTTCAATGGAGTTCTTCCAATTATAAATCTCTTCAGCACACTCTCGGGCTTCTCTACAAAGAGTGTCATTTTCCTTTTTTGGCATGGTAAGCGTATCGTATATTTTATCAGCAAGGTCTTCTCTTGAGAACAAGCACCTGTAGAGCATCGACTGTTGTTCCGTAAAGAATCTCTCTATTTTCACGGGTATCCCGCCTCTGTGTCTGCGCTCTTCGTTGCCTATGTCCACAACCTGTTCTTCCATTGCCGAGTAGGGAGGAGCAATAACGGGAACACCACACGCCTTGAACTCTGCGATTGCCATCTCCTGTCCACCAGCAGTTGCGAGTTGAACAGCAAGGTCAGCGCATTGCATTATCTTGGCAAGATGCTCTCTACTAACCCCACAGTTTATGTTCGGAAGGATGGCCGTCATTTGCTTACATCGCCTACACCTTGCTTGCATGCCACTGAAGTATGACGCAAACACGTGTCCGCACTTGGAACAAACGTATGTCATCATTACCTTGTGACTATATCCGCTCCTCATAATACACTCTGGTATATCCCACCCATTGTCCGGATAAGATGTGTGCAGGTAGAACACGAGGTTCTTGGCAAGCTCTGGATTTTTGTCCTTGTATTTTTCCACAAAGATGCCCATGGTCTCAAGAAAGTCTGGGAACAATTTTCGCATCTGGTTTCGTGAGACAAACGATACGATTTTAAGATTTGGGTCTATTCCAAGTTCTTCTCTCAGCTTCCTCTTGTCTTCTGTGGGCTTAAACAGGTCCAACTCAACCCCTGCCTGTGCAACTCCGGCAACGTTTATGCTGCCATTAGACTGATCCTCAATAACCTCTTTTCCAAAGTGGCTATATGTCAAAACCCTATCTACTCTTTTATATATGTCCATCCATTCGTCTCTCTGTGGATATGAGTCAATAGCTGGCATGACTATGTGCTTGAAAAACCTCCTGTATGGAGAGTTGGGTTGATAGGAAAAATACCAAGGGTCTCTCCAGTCAATCACTATGTCAGCTTTCCACTCTAAGGCTACCTTGTCAAAACAGGCTGCTCCGAACTGGTTGGCACGATTGGAGTTGTATATCGCCGTTGCCTCTTGATCTGACGGATGAGGGATTACGGGGAAGACCTTCCATGGCAAATCCCAGATTCGACTGTCTCCGGGCTTGCAGTATGCTGCCAATGACGCTATTTCATACTTGTCTTTATCGAATAGTGCCGTTATGAGATTCTTTCCGTAGACGGCAAAGCCACTATTCAGTGCTGAAAACTCTGTGACAAAAAGGATTCTTTTTTTACGCATTTATGTTCTCCATAACAAATATATTAATTGTGTTCGTTGGTGTTTTTCACCATTTTTCAAGCACATCTTTTATACAGGTTGCGATGCGTTCAGAAGCATCTTTTACCGTAGTTTCTTTTAAACTGAAGGTATAGTTGTCGTCTGCAAGAAGCCCCAACGTGGCCATGGTTTTGATTCCACGATCACGGTCAGCCTTATTTGTCGAACCGTATCCCTTAATGACAACATTGACTATTGTTACTCCGTTCTGTTTTTCCAAATCCGTGGGGTTTATTGTGATAGTTACATTAACCCATGCTCCCTTAGCTGTGTCCACGGCATAAAGACGCACTTGATTGTTTTCAACATCTGGAAGGTCTTCATCCATGGGTTCTTTTAGCCACTCTCCCATTTCAAGAGCAATTTCGTCATCATCCCCACAAACATCGAAGGTGCTACCTAAGACCTGCATGATAGGCATACACCCACTCGTGCTTTCTTTTCTTGACGTCTTTGATATTTGCTTGAGAAACCTTACTTTGTCTTCATCGAGATCCATTTCAAACCCTGTCGTGCCATCACACCCTATTAGTTTTATAAGTATCATATTATTCTCCTAAAATATTTATAAGTTTTTGCGCCGAAGCTTCCCAACTAAACTTTTTAGCCGTTTCAATTCCATACTCATTTAAGCGAGCCTTTTCTTTTATTTCTTTGTATGTTTTTTTCAGTGCACCTATGATGTCTTTTTTCTCAAACTCACTCCATTGCCCACTGTTGGTTCTCTCTGGAAAAAACCATCTTCCATCTTCTGCGACTTCTTTTCCGATTGGATATATTAAGTGAGAATTAGCATTACTACAAAACTCAGTATGAGCGGTATTATAACTTGAAATACACTGGAGTCCACACGACATGGCTTCGAGAAGACATAGATTAAAACCCTCGGCTCTGCTTACTCCAATATAGATGTCATTGCAATTATATATATAGCACAAATCCTCTTGGGTATTCACCAAAGGATGAACGAACATCTTGTGCCCGAGTTTCAACGACTTAACAAAGCCAACCCAGTCTGTCATCTCTTCCATCTTAAGAAAGGGGTTGTGGGTATAGAAGTGCAACTCAACATCATCAAACGGAGTAAAGGCAGCGGAGAAACATTCTGCAATCTCTTTGTGCATCTTCCTCTTCTCAAGCTTCCCCCCGCACATATATTTTACCGTATTTGGGCTTCTGTTCTCAACCGTTGGCATGAACACACTCCTATCTACTCCAAGTGGAACCACATGGGCAGACTTGTTGGTTCTATTCTCTATGACCCTCTTAGCCCACTCCGAGCAAACAATTATGTTCTGTGCTGAGTTCAGTTGGTGCAACTCGTTATCCCCAAAATTATCAAGCTCAAAAATGGGAAAAGCATAGTGATCTCCCTTCCCTACGTATTGAGCCAAGTCAAACTGATGCCATATTCTCACGCAGGGTGCAAGATTCCAATATGAGTTTCTTCCCCTGTCTACCATTCTCATTATGTGGTTGCGGTCAGACTGTTTGTTGAACTCCATGTTCGGTCCTATGGGAAAGAGAGACACGTTAGCGCCCTCTTTTTCAAGAGCAATGCAAAGATTAGTCGTAACCACACCATATGATAGCTTGTTAATTGGACCTATTATGTTAATAAGCATTTTTGCTCCTATTCATCGTTCCAACACGAACATGGATATGTTGTATTCCAGCAATGTTGACAAATATTATCTAAATTCTTTAAAACAGTTATAATTTGTCCATCTGTGAGACCATCATCTCTTAGTCTGTTTGTAAATAATGATTCGCCTCCACCAGAATTAGTTCTGTTCCAATCAATGATTGTATTTCTGTTCTGAACAATAATATCATGTTCTATTGACATCAACACACCTCCCTAATTGTATTCGCCATAATCCCTCTGTCGTTTTTCTTGCAGTTTATTATTAGTAGTTCCTTGCCAATATCCCTGAGACAATTGTTCTTATAACAGGCTTCTGAGAACACGCTTGGGAACACGACCATATCAAGTTCGTATGTATTGTCGGTTATGGTAATGAAGGCCATTTCCTGTCCGGGGTTTCTGCCAGTCTTCGTTTTTGTTTTGCGCATGCTCTTAAGGTATCCCCTCACGGTCATGTATTCATCTTCTGGTGCTCTGAAGGCATCAAGACAAGTATGCGTTATCGACGGGTCGTCGTCAGTCAGGGCTTCATCCATAGATAGGGATATGCCAAGCGTTAGTTCTTCCATCTCTCGATATACGTCAACCAATATGTCCTCATCTCGTATTGATTCTATCTCCTTCGCTGCACTTCCATACTTCTTGTGTCCCTTTATGGAGTCTATGCCTTTTCTTATCTCGCCCTTAAACGTTCTTATAAACAGGTCGTAGTCCTTATCGGTCATTCCGTTCAACAGGGCATGCTCGGCTATCATAACCCTTCTGTTCATCTCGCAGTCGTCAAAAGCTCCAGATTTTATCAACGACTCAACGATATTCTTGTTCAGCTTATAGTTCAGGAGACGAGGCAAGATTCTATACCAGTTGGTGTCTACGAACTTAATCTCCGACATCTTTTTTATGTTAGCCTTGCCTAAACCTTTTACATGGGACAACCCGAACCTTATCTTGTTTTCTTCTACGGCAAACTCTTTGTTCCCGAGGAACACACTGGGCGGCAAAACCTTTATGTCAAACAGCCTTGCGTCATTTACGAGGTTGCTGATTTCCTCCAAGGGTTTTTGTTTCAAGTAAGAACACGACAACCAAGTCAGGTAAAACACTTCCGGATACCTAAACTTTATATACGCGCTTTGATAACCCAACATGGCATATGCCATCGAGTGACTGAGATTAAAAGCATATCTTGCTGATTTTTCTATGTTCTCAAATATAACCGTAGCAGAGTTTTCATCAATGGAGTTTTTTATACATCCTTCGATGAATTTTGGTTTCAATTTTTTCATCAGGTCTATTTTTTTCTTACCAATGGCTTCTCGCAACCTATCTGCTTCGACGAGAGTAAATCCGGCGAGCTTCTGGGCTATCTTGAGAATCTGCTCCTGGAACACAACAACCGAATATGTTTCCTCGGTTATCTCCTTTAGTTGTGGAACAATATAGTATGGTTCTTCCTCTCGGTTCTTAACCCTGACATACCTATCTGTTTCACCACAGTCAATACATCCGGGCCTAATGAGTGCAACCGTTGCCGAAAGTTCTCGGAGGTTCTTGGGTTTTATTTTCTTCACCCACCTTTGAGCAAAGCTCGTCTCTAACTGAAATACTCCGTGTGTGTTGCCCTCACTAATCATCGCATAAACGTATTCGTCTTCCATGGGAATATCATTTATATCAAACTTTGGTTCAACTTTTCTTATCTCGGTTTGAGCTTTATCAAAAGCAGTTAGGAGCTTTAGTCCAAGCAGGTCAACCTTTGCTCCTCCGCACTTCTCACAGTCGTTCATCTCGAAACCCGTGATGTAGCACTTACCCTTGGCATCCCACACGAGGGGAATCTTGTTTGTTATGGGTTGATCCATTATGATCACGCCAGCGGCATGTGTTCCCTGAGACTTCTTTATGCCCTCAAGTTTTTGTGCTAAGAGAAACTCCTTCTTGTATTCTCCTGAAGCCATTCTCGCTATGTCTTGTGAAAACTCTATTGCCTTTTCTAGTGTATAGTCGTCTCCCTTTAATTCATCATCTGGGAATCCCTTTGTTATGCTGTTTGATATGGAAGCCGGATGCCCACTTATTCTAAACACGTCTTTGAGAGCCGCCTTTGCTTTTAATGAACCAAACGTACATATCTTCGCAACCTTGTCTGCTCCGTATGTCTCTTTTATATATTCGGCAACCTCGTCTCGCCGTTCTGCATCGAAGTCAATGTCAATGTCGGGTAGCTTTACTCTCTCTTTGGAAAGCCGTCCTTCGTTGAGGAATCTCTCAAATATTAGCTCATACTTAATGGGATCAATGTTCGTTATTCCGACGAGATAACATAGCAAAGATCCTCCAGCCGACCCTCTACCGGCTCCCGTCATAATTTTTTGTTCTCTCGCCCATCTGGTATAATCGCTAACAACCAAAAAATAATCAGAAAGTTTATAGTCGCTTATGATTTTAAATTCTTTTAGGAGCCTGTCAATATATTCTTCTTTGTTTTCAAGCTTGTCTATTCCCCTATCCATAAACCCTTTTTGGCACAAGTAATATAGATATTTGTCGTTGTCGTTACTTATTTTCTTGATAGACGCATTCTCGTTTCTGTCAAAGTCTTTCGGGATACTGAACTTTGGAAGACAGGGTTTATCAAGTTCTATCTCGACGTTGCATCTGTCTGCTATCTTTACCGTATTTGCTATCTCTTCTTCAGTGAACCCCTTAGCTGTCATGTCTTCGTGAGAGTGTATGTAATATTGGCTGTTGTCGTTAAAGAGAACGCTCTCTCCGGCTTGAACCTTTTCTCTTCGCCTATCAAGTGTGTCTCTTGTCTGAATGGTAATGAGGGCTTCGTGTGCGTAAAAGTCGTTTTGCCTGGGGAAGTGGGAGTCGTCTGTTGGGATTACCGGGACACCTGTTTCTTTGCTGATCTCCCTCATGCAGTCTCTTACGACAGTCTGTGCAATCATCCCGCTATTCTGTGCCTCAAGGTAGAAGTTTCCCTCACCAAAGATGTCCACGCACCTTTTTGTTTCCCTTATGCCTATCTCAAGCCAATCTGGTTCTAATCTTCTCTTAACGAACTCCACATCCTTGGCTTCCGTAGCCTCCCCAAATCCCTCTTTCGTGAATAACTTCCGAGCAATAACACCAACAATACATGCACTGCTACCGATTATGCCATCAGTAAGTCCAACGAGTCTCTCAAGGTTTAGTCTTGGGTTGTAATAGAAGTGGTCCTTATTGTTTGACTCCGTTATTATCTTCAACAGGTTTTCCCACCCCTGATTGTCGTGTGCCCATATGACCAAGTGCATGAGCTTTCTGTTTCCTTCGTTCTTTACCGTTGCGTCTTGCTCACAAATTCCTATCTCGCAACCAAGTATGGGCTTAATACCGGCTTTCTTGGCTTTGTCGTAAAGACTTATGAGGTTTCCTACTCGATAGTGATCGGTGATGGCAATAGCAGGAGCACCTATTTCCTTTGCCCGGCTTACTATGTCATCAACTCTTGAGAGTCCATCAAGTAGGCTCGCGTCAGAGTGTGTGTGTAGGGGTACATACATTATCCATTGCTCCTTCTATTCAATATAGGCCCATTTGGTAGGATCATGTTCAATAAGTGAATAGTTTGTGCCATTAAACAAAGCCCAGCTACTACCACCATCCCTTACTTCAGAAGAAATAGCAGACATATACATGTCATCATGACCCATCCACTTAACAACACACTTTTGTTTGTTAAAAACTGCTAATATTTCTGTCCCATCTTTTGGTGGATTTTTCTTTTTCCACTTAAGACCACAAGACTTTATGTTCTTTTTCATCATTTTTTCCTTAAAATTTTTCTTGTCAAGATTGGGATATACATTTCTTCTTTCCCAATTGTTTTTCTATGACATCTCCAACAAAGTGTCGCGCCATTACTTACGATGAACATGAATTCGGGATACTTTCCTTTTGGTCGTATGTGGTGTGGCTTAATAGAACGCTTTGATCCACACAAGACACACTTACGACCATCCCTATCAAATACGCCCTTGCGCCATATCCTATGTTGTCTTGTTTGGCTATAGTCCATCTTCTTTCCAGTCTTGTATGTCTTCGACTTCTGCAACTATGAATCCATAGAGCGTTAGTTCGTCATCTAAAACAATATTGTTTTTCCAGTCGCCAATAACTGTTTCAAGATAATCTCCATATTCACTGTAAACATTGTCCATTAATCTTATGAGACTACGAAGATTTGCTTTGGTTTTACAATTATCAATGGCCCTCCTTATTTTTTCTATTTCTTTTTTACTAATAGGCTCAAGACAATCTACACAAACATCTGTTCCTTCATAGTCAGAAGCATATTTGGTTTCTTCTAATAGGGGTTTGTTACAGCACTCACAAAATCCGAGCACATACTCTTCGTCAATTGAGTAGGCGCTATATCCAAGTTTAAACATGACATCAATTGTGTTCTTAATACTTTCCGTGGTTTTTTCAACGATTATTTTTTTACTTTTCGTCCTGGTGAAAACTATTTCTACTTCATTCGGACCTTTTTTCTTTCCAATACTCATCACATTTTTCCCTTCCTATACAAAACCTGTTACATTTCCAACTTTTCTTCCTGTCTGGACTATTATTGTTCCTAATCTCGTTATAGTAACGATACAAATACTTTATCGTGTTAATTCTTTGTAAGTCCGTGAAAGCTAAGGTGATAGGACTTTTTCTAAGGTAATACATGGTGTTAATGACGTTCTTGTCTGGGTGTAGGAATGACGCAACAAGGTCATAAATCCTTATCTGGCAGTCATTTGTGTTCAGTTCGTCAAACTTTTTCATCCCCTTGCCTGTCTTCCAGTCTATAACTTCCAACGTCTTTTCCGACAGGTCTCCCATAAAATCTATGAAGCCATGCATCTTCAACAGCGATTCGTCATCACTGAACCCTTCTGAAATCGTCATAGAGGCATCTACGGTGAGCCTGAATGGCGTTTCGACGGTCTTGTTGTCCATTTGCATTACGCTGGCAAAGTCGTCGCTTAAAATGAATTTCTGGACCCATCCCGAACACTCCTCCTGATCTTCCTTTGATAGTTCGTTTCCTATTCTATTATACAGTTCTAATAGCAAAATGTCAACTTCTTTTTTAGAAAATATATCAATCTTCCCACTGATCCCGTTTTCCATAACCTCATGGAACACTTTTCCCTTTCTTGCGGCGGGACCGGCTTCGTCCTTAAGTCCCTTCTCATAAGTGAGGTAATAGGCGAACGGGCACATTATGTATTTGTTAAGACGAGATGCTGATATGTATTCGATTTTCATTTTTTCTCACCATATATTCTTAGGAAAAGCTTCCTGATTTCTTCTCTAAACATGCCTATGCCCATATTCGCGTTGTCTATTACGTAACACCTGTCTTTGGTGAAGTCATAATCATCAAGAGCGGTTTCACTTAGGTGTGTGTCGTTACCTGGATTTCGTGTCAGCCTGACGACCACGCCACCATTATCAAGTATGGCATCAACCTCGTTTGGGAATCTTATATCGGAAACAAGAGACAGAGGAACACTCTCCCCACCTATCTGGTTCATTAGGCCATCAACCCATGCGTCTCCATAAAACCTCCTGACGAAATCAGTTCCGAAAACCTGCAAGACCTCACGTGCTGTCATATAGCCTTTCTTCAAATCGTCAATACCAGCGAACCACATTTTGCTATCATACATGCTTGTCCAAAACACTATTTCACTTTCTCTTGCCTGTTTAACCAACTCCTGACCTACTATGTTTGATTGATCTGAGTATTTCCACCTGATGTAATGTCCCATGTTTTCCCACTTAATGTCTGTTTTATATGTTTCCTTGCCGTTTTCCGAATACATAATGTCTATGGGGATATTAAAGTGCTTACTACAAAAGGTTTTTAACGAATCGGCAAAGGAAAATATTTTTGTCGGAATAAGAGACTCATCAATTATTGCGTCGCAAGCGGTATTCTTCCCACCCTGTTTTTTAGCCGTAAAACCTACTAAGAGCATGGTTTTCTCCCAAAAAGATTTGTAATTTCGTAAGTGTCCATTTCTCCAAAGTCTTTCTTTCCTTCTGGAAAATCTAACATTCTTACATTGAAGTAATCTACAAGCATTTTTTCTGTTTTTATTCTTCCGTCCGTTCCTGCTTTATCCGTATCGAGTGCTATTATGACGTTGTTTATCGGAGCCGCATACATGAGTTTAGCCTGATTAAACCCCAAGCTACTCATCATCGTCGCAACACAGTTTTTTATTCCAGATTCCCATAGGCGCATGACATCAAGTATGCCCTCCACGATTACAACAGACCCATTCTCTCTGATATGTTCTATGGCGTTGTTATAATTAAATAAGACGTTGCTCTTTGGAAAGTTGTATGAGTCGTTCCACTTCCTGTTCGTGGCCTTATCGCAATCCCCGTTGCCGAGATGCCACTTTTTGCAGACTTCACACCTCTCTGAGACAACTCTTCCCGTGAACCCAAGTATTTTATTTTTCTCATTATAGACGGGGAAAACTATTCTGTCGTAAAGCAATGAGTATTTATTCTCGCAGTAGCCACACTGGAAAAAGTCTATCGCCTCTTGTGTAAACCCCCTCTTAAGAAGATAATCATGTGGGATGAGCTTATCTATGACGCTCTCGTCGTATATCTTAAAGATGGGTCTTTTTTCCTTCTTTTTAACAAACTTTTTGATTATGAGGTTTTCAATATCTTCTTTCGAAAGAGATGCGTTTGGGTCTAATCCGAGAAGAACACATAGCCACTCGACCACTTCCATAAACTTTTTGTTCTGGAGAGCACATATGAAGCCAAAAATGTCGTTACCGGCATCCTTTTCACAGTGTCTTGTCCAGCAGGTCCATGTTTTTGACTTAAGACTATATGACATACCAGACGTGTTGTCTCCGGCATGAATGGGGCATGCCATGCTAAGATATTCTGTTCCCTTTTTGCTTACCTGCACTCCAAGGACTTCGAATATCTCTTCTATTCTCTCGTTGGCGACTTCCTTTATGTATTCTACTTCCATAGCATTTCTTTCTATACAGTGATTCCCTTTATGGGTTCTGAACCTATTTTGATACCAATCTGTCTTCCTCTTCTGTAACCAACACCAACTATTGGATGACAAATACTACGACCCTCATGCACTGTTACAACATTACGTTGAACAAGTTTTTCTGCTGCTGCTTTGTTATAAGCCATATCATTTTCAACTAGGATATCAAGTATTCCAACATATCCATCGGCACCCGGCAAGAGCGTGACTTGAGAAGAAAGTCCAAAATCACAACAACATGAATAAATAGTGTTGTTTTTCGCAATAAGAGTATTCTTATTTCCTATTCCATCTCTTTCTTGTTTTTTGTCTTCTTCGATTGACTCATTTCTACAGAAAACATTATATATACACTCTTGGCACAATCCAATTATTCCCAAAGTTGAATCACTTTCTCTCCATAACTCATGATCTCTCACCTCGATTACACTACCTTTAAATCCACAATGATAACATTTGCCCTTAACCACGAATTTCTCTAACATTTTGCTCTCCTAACTATCAAATAAAGATTCTATCTTTCCCTCGGTCATCAGACCATATTTCAGGTCAGCCTTGATGTTAATATAAGAACCAGGAGTCCCTGCTGCAAATCTTGACTTAATCACATAGAGCTTCTTGTTCCCTTCGTTCCCGCTTTCGCTTAGTTCTTTGTTGTCCTTGTCCTTAAGAATAGAAAGGTTTGATGTTATCCACTCGATTCTGTCCGATTGGGATGTGACGCCCTGTCTGACCTCTTTTATTCCCTCTCTGTTTAGTTGAACAAGTGCGAGTATGGGAGCATGGTATCTTTTACCGAAATTATGTAGGGTGTGCATCATAAATCCGATTGCCTGGTGTTCGCTAAGATTGCCCCTTATGGTTCCCTGATCCATGAGTTTGAGATAGTCATATATGACCACGCACCTCTTGGTTGTCCCGTCTTCGTTGTATCCCACGACATTTCTTATGAACTTCTTTGCATATGCTATTATCTGTTCAAAAGCCCATCCGCCGACATAGCAATGGTATATGGGGGCATTACTAAGCGATTTCAGCCCAAGATTTATTTTTTCCTTGAAGTCCGGGTGCCTATACCACTCTCCGGTTTCTATCTTGTTGATGGGGACCATTGTTCTCATAGCAGCCAGTCTCATCAGTTGATATTCAGTATCTAACTCCGTATCAAGATACAAAACAGGGCATACGTTGGAAACGTTATTGGTTACGTTCATGCTTATGAAGCTCTTACCGACTCCGGCTCTTGCTCCTATTGTATTAATTCCTTCCCTGAGACCACCACCTATGGCGACATCATAATTTGGAAAGCCGGTTGGGATTCCTATCTTCCCTGCGTTTTCTATGGTGTGTTCAAGCACTACCCGAACATCACACCCAATCTTTTCTATTTTTTGGTTTGGGTTTATGATGAAGTCCGTCAGTCCACTTGTTTTGTTCTCAAGCAGGGCAAGCAGGTCTGATAGTTCTATTGACGAATCAACTGACTCTAAGTCCTTGTCGATTTGTTTAATCTCTTCTGAAACGTGTCTGAGTGCTGACCACTTCTTTATTGACTTTGCTATGATGCCAGTGTTCTCTGGGTTTATTTTTATTTCTGAAACGACCTTAAGATAGTCGTTGTCTATTATCTTTTTTTCAAAGCCATCCAACCCGAAGTCATTAGCCACGGTTATCATTGACGGAACATCAATCTTGTTCGTAGATGACGACGACAATATCTCGTCCATGCACTTAAACAGCATTTGGTTCACTTCGAGATAAAAGTCTGATGCAACTATCCCATACTCGTCAATGTAAACATAGGCTGCTGTGCCGTTGTTATAAAGCGCAGACAGAAGTGCCTTCTCATTCGCAAGATCGGTATGAAGTGGATTATCAAAAGACATATGTTCTCCTATTTTTTAGAAAGACAATCGTCACAACATGGCTTCTTTCCAAAATACTCTACGCGCGTTTTGTATTTTTTGTCACACGATGCGCACGTGTATGGATACATGGGATTAGGCTCTCTATACTTCTTGTCTGGCAGATCAATCTTCCCAGACGACTTTGGTTTTACCGCTACGAGTTTCCCCACGGTTCGATCATTACCACCAACGCCGGTTAAAAACACAGGCTCTCCGAGTCCATATGGATCTGGTTTTGTCTTCTTCTTTGGAACAGGCTCTTCTTCTACATCTTCTTCTACCTCTTCTTCAGGGTCTTCACTGGGGGCTTCGTCTTCTTCGACAACCTCGTCTTGGATTTCTTCTATCTCTCTTCTCAGCGATCTTTTCCTCTTCTGTGGTGATGCCTTGTTTACCTGTTCCAATAGCTCATTTAGTTTGTCTTTTATGTTAGGAGAATCCATTCCACCAAACATGACGTTATAGGCTTCCTCGATCATCTCCCAGTTTTCTTGATGTATGCCTTCCGTAAGTAGTTCGTAAATGCTTTGCATGTCTTTCTCCTCAAAGGTTTGCGATTTTTCCTATTTCTTTTTTGTCATTAATGAAAATTAATGTTATGTTGTTTTTTTCGCACCACTCTTTCTTGTAATAGTCCCTATTCTGTTGCATGACAAACTTATATCTTGATCCATGGAAGAACGGACTAAACTTTTCATGTTGTTCTCCTTGAACTTCTATGGCTATCATTCTCGTTGGTATGAAAAAATCCAAAGACATCTTGCTACCCGGAATTGTCCATTCTTCAAGAACGGATTCAAGTGGAAACCTCTTAATGAGTTCCTCCCCTGCTGCGTGTTGAAACATGGACCTGCTCTGTGCTTCGGAAGAGAAGAGCCTCGTGTTTATGTTTGCCTTAACTTTTTTACCATTCATGTCAAGCAATATCATCTGGTAAACCTAAAGCTCTTATTTTTTTGAGAATTTCGTCATACATTTCTTTGTTTTCTTTTATTGTGTTCACGGCTTTTTCTATCCCCTGTCCTACTGTCTTGTCTTCGTATTTAAAATATGCACCACTTAACGACATAATACCAAAATCAATGGCACACTTTATCATGTCCCTATATATGTCTATTCCTTTTCCATAGATAAGCGGTACAACTATTTCCTTTACTGGACCACCAATGGCGTTGCTTTCAATTCCTATTCCAAGGCTGTGTCCTATTGGTTCTTCTTTAGTTTTTATTGGCTCTTTTTTGAGTAGCTTAAGGATGGTATCGCACTGGTGCTTAAAGTGTTTTCCTCCGGGAGATATGGTTCCTCCATATGGACTATTAAAGTTGTCTCTAAGGTGGTTAAGTGCAACAAAGGTGTGTCCTCTTGTTCCGATTATGGGTCCATTTTTTCTGGAAAATTTTGTCATCATTTGTGGAAGCTCACCCATCTGTCTGTCGCTCATTGTTTCTGTGTTTTCTTTTTCTCCTATTAGCCCAGCAATGGAATCAAGGATTATAAAAGATCCTTTTGTGTCTTTTATTATGGCTTCTGCTATGTTTAAAAAATCAGTTCCTATAAGTATTTTGTCGGCAGTTGATTTTATTACCGTTATGTCATGATCAAGTCCGTCTATCGTTTTTACAAGTTCTTTTGATAATCTTCCTTCTGCTTTTAGAAAAAAAACATGTCCTTTAAACAGTTTTTGGAAGTTGCTTGCTATGTGAAACGCGAGGGTTGTTTTTCCACACTTCTGTTTCCCTTTGATTTCCACTAGTTGACCATGTGCCATGCCACCATTCAGGGCTATGTCAAGGGAGATGGTTGTGGGAATAATTTCAGTTTTTTCTTTCATTATGTCAAACAGTTTTGTTGCACATCCTGCACCATATTGTTTAGTTATAGAATCTATGAAATTATCACATGCTTTGTCTGCTTGTTTTTCCGTTTCGGTTTTCTTCTTAGCCATCCTATTTTCTCCCGGTTAGTCTTTTTCCACGCTTGTTTCTTTCTTTCACTGTTGGTTTCTTTGCGAGATGAATTGCTCCGTCTGCGTCTTTTATAGCCTTGTCGTTGTAGCCCTTGTGCCAACAGGTTTGACATACGGCCTTATACCCATGCGTATATGGTCTTGCGCAGTTCTTTCTTCCGTCAATAAACTCGGCTTCACAAAATATACAAACAGAGCCTTTTGAAATAGCTTCTTTGATACTCATAACGCCTCCTCCACGATCTTCTTGCCACAGTATTTACAAAAATCATAAATATCGACAGGTGTCTCGTCACAACAGCCTATCTGATAGATACCCCCATCAAACTTCCACACACATTTCTCTTCTTTCCATGGAGGGTCGTTCTCTTCACATCTTTTAAGCAGGTTCTCATGTTTTAACACGGGTCTCTTTAGGGCATTTTTATATGCTTTGAGATTCCATTTTATTTCCTTCTTGGATTCGCCACACAAGCAGTCGGGGTCGTCAACGAATGCCCACGGTTTATCTTTCTTTTTATAATGAACCTCGTATATAGATATGACCCCATCTTTTCTTACCAGCCTGTAGGTCCAGTAACCGGCTCCTTTTTTACCTCTTTGTTTACTCATTGTTTTCTCCCGTTGTTTTTTTGTTTTGCAAATCATATTGTCTATGCCATTCTTCATCCTGACCCTCTTTATCGAAAAATGGACATCCATAAGCTGATGCAGCATAACTGCGTGGATCATTATTATCTTTATATCTTTCGTCAAAATAATTTTGTCTATATTCCTTCCATGTTTCGACAGGCACCACAGAATCGGCAATCTCTACTATTATATCACCATTCTTATTTTCTTCTTTTAGTTCAAACATTCTTTTTATGCAATCTAAACAATATTGTCTTCTTAGATCGTAGGTGCAAACTAATATTGTAAGTTTTTCTCTGTCACAAAAACTACATTCGCCCATTTTTACCTTGTCGTTATCAAATATCATTTTTTTCTCCATCTGTAGTATGCTTTAGTGTTGGTGGAAGTTCACATCCAGTCATGGAAAGTCCAGTTATAGAATAGTCTCGTGGATCGTCCCAATTTTCCGCTGGGTGTCCCGTAACATATACATTTGCCAAAAGAGGGAAAGCTTCTGCATCTCCCATGTCCGTGTGATGTCCCGGCTCATATCCACTTGTTTTGTGCGACAGTTCCTGAATTATTCCCCTTAACCCCTTGTTTTCTTTCAGGATGGCGTCATACTTAGCGAAATCCCTTCGAGCCTCAACGATGGTAAGAACTACAAAAATCATTGCCAATATGTTTAGGGTTATTATCACGTAGCTGATCATTTTTTATTCTCCTATGCAACAATAGCGTTTGGGCATGCACACCTAACAATTATTTCTACGGCCATCTCGATATCAAGATTGTCAATTTCTTTGCCGTCAACGTTAAGATAAAGAGTGTCACTATCTGTTTCAGACCAAGCTCTATCAACGTATACTACTATTTCCTTCGGACTACTTTTTAGTGCCCTTTCTAATTCGTCATATTTACTCATCTTATTCTCCCTTACAGAACCGCAGGTTCTTTAATACTTAACCCTTATTGGTCTTATGGGCATAAGGTTTTCTATTTCGTCTGGAGTAACCTGCTCTGCGATTTCATCTATGGTCTGCTTGGCTGTCCTGACGACACTGATTCTGTTTTGTAGTCTCTGTGCTATGTTTTCGTTCCATAATTTCCACCGCTTCTTAACCAAGAATGTCAAAAAAGGCGTAGTCGGTCTTATCCATCTTGCTGTAGAACAATACCTGAATGACGAAGTGCGGGGGATATGTCTTCATGAGCTTCCTCACGCACTCACAATCTACACCATATTGGGTTTTGTATTTACGAGGACAGTCTGCACTCTCTCGCCAAAAGTATTCCGGGAGTATGATTCCCTCTCCCATCGCCCTTCTCACTGACAGTATCTCCGCACCAAACGCCTGATAGTTTCTGTGCTTAAAGTCTGGTGTAGTTAACGAACTGTAGTTCTCGGGCTTAATGTTGTCTGCGCGTTTCTTTGCCATAACCTTTTCCTTTCTAAAGCTAAAATTCTTTTCTACAATAAATACATTTTTCTACCACGTACTTATTAGTGCTAATTCCTTTGAATCTTGTTTCTTTTGTTGAGTGATTTATTTCAAACTCAGCGCTTGTGTAATAGACATCTTCTTCTCTTGTTTCGTGTATGCCAAGACTACATCTTATAGACTGTATTATGCCAAGGTGTTCTGACGGAAACGCATCAGGGTCTATGAATTCCAACGACGTTCCCTTAAACATTCCTGGACAATTTTCAGGAGTTGGCATTATCACTTATTATCTCCTTTAGACTGTCTCTGATGTCCTTACCGTCTATCTCATCTCCTATGGAGTCCCACCCGTCTGCCTTTTCCGTAGCAAACATCTCGATGCGTGGAACATCACCAAAGAGCCTAACTATTCTTTCTCGTGCTTCGTCTGGTTTTCTCGAATGTCCCCTTAATGGCTCTAGAAGTGCTGAGGACACCTTGTTACACACTGGAGTCATTCTCCCTCTAACTCCAAGAAGACACACCTCTGAATTTGATGCCGTATAAAACCCCGGACCAAAAAACAATCCCTCGCCGCTTTTGTTTAGCTTTGTCCAAGAGAAGCCAAGGGTCTTATATTCAATTCCCCATTCATCAAACAACAATATCTGCTGCTTGAGCTTTGGAAAGGTAGTCCACATAAACAGGGCACAGTTGTCTGCCGCTATCTCTGAGATGGACAGGGCGGCTATGTCCTTCATGGTCATGCACTCATAGTGCCCCATTGCACCACCACCGAACTTGGTTTTCTTGTTGGTCCTCTTGTTGTATTTCCAAGGGGGGTCCATGTAGATTATATTGTATTTCATGCTGTTTCCTTAGACGTTCATTATCAATCCATACCCGGACTTCTCAACGGTAATGTTGTCAAGCCTTATTCTGTTCTGGCTCCATGATGTCCTGATGACCCTACCTGTTTCCCTACACAAGTAACCCGTCTTCCAAAACTTCTCTTCGGGACCGGTGCGATTAAGAAATCTTTCCACACCCATCATGTAATAATAACCATCTTGTTTCTCGGGCATTTGCACTTCGTAAACATGACGTGGCTGTTTGCCATCTGGATATTTAAATATACCCAAGCTGCATTGCACTATCTTCAAATCAGAGGTGCTTATGACCTTAGATAATCTCAGCCAACTATGTTCAAGCCCCTCGTATGTATCTTCGTAGAGGATGTCTTCGTTTGACAACATGACCGTCCAGCCAATATCGGGTATCAGCCCGGCCACTTTCTTTGTCAGGAGTTGAACATCTCCATATTCTTTGAAGCCATCAACAAATGCCATTATTTAATTTCCTTAATAGATGAATACTGTTGGTCTACTAACGACACTTTTCAGTTTCCTCATCCAAGGCTTTTAGCGCGTTGCCATAACACTCTAAGAACCCACCAATTCCCTTTGCCACGATGTCAAAATCTTTTTCTTCTCTGTTGTCGCTAAACTTTTCAATAAACCAACAGTATAGTCCACCCTGCACGTTAATGTTTCTAATAGAAAGATGGAACACATTGTTACCAACCTCAACATCCTTTCGAATGTCTTTTGCATCCCAGTCTGCATCGTCATCATTAAATCTTTTTACAATTTCTTCAAAACAACCCCAATGTGATCCTATTCCACCCTCTTCATATGTCGTTGATGGTCCACCATCTTTTTCCATGCTGTAAACATACCAACAATACATTCCTCCAGCCAACTCCTTGGTTCTTGCAACTATCCTTTTTTTGTCATCAACAGACTTAACAACACAAATGTCTTTATTCATTTTCCTACTCCTTATCAGACGTAAAACAAACTTTTCTCATATTCTTCATACAAATAGCTTAGTGAATACGATTTGTAGGAATATAAATCTATGGCTCCCGAACCAGAACATGCTACTGATCTAATCCCGGCGTTTATCATCATCTTCGTGCATAGAAAACATGGGATAACAGATGGATAGATTGTCTCGCCTATCTTGGCTTCGGAAATGGGTGTGCCGTCAGGTGTTTCTCCATATATGTAGACGATTGCCCCATCGGCTTTGTCTCCTGCTTGCAAGAGGGCATTCTGCTCGGCATGGACGGAAAAACACTTCTCGTAGTTAGAGCCTGATGGGATACGATTATCTTCCCTCCAGCACCTCATTATCTCCGTGCATTCGGGCATCCCAGATGGAGCACCACAGTAACCCGTGGATATGATCTTGTTGTCTTTGACTATAACCGCACCATACTTTCTTCTCAAGCACGTTGCCCTGTGTGCTATTGCTTCTGCTACGGAAAGCCAAGTGTGTTCCCATGAGGTTTTCATTTTTTTTGCCTTTCTATTCGTTTTTAAGTGTTATGACGATTTCATCACCACCGTCTTCTATGTCTACGGTATTAAACTTTCTTCCGTATTTCCCACCTCTGCTTTTCATGATTTGGAGATAGTCAATATTGTCTTCAATAACAAGTTCTGCCCCCCACATCTCTCTTCGTTCTATCGTTTGGTCTTTTCTTACTATGAGTATCTTCTTCATGTCATCCTACCTTTCTATTTCTTTCGTGCTACGAGTTTTTTATTTTTCTCCACCGCTGTTCCCAAACAACGTCATGCCAAAAAATTGTCCGATTGTATTCTTGGGGACACAGCCCTTGTTTATGTTATGAAATTCGTTTGTCGCCAACATTGATGGGAAAAAGTCGTCGCCCTCATCTTCTGGCAAAAGGTCGTCGTTATCAACGGGGTCGCTGACGGGACGATCCTTCTTGTGGCGAGACGCGAATACGCCTTCTTTAAAATCATCGTCTTTCCAAAAAATACTCATGGTGTCTCCTGTCTACTTCCTTCTAATCGGTTTTCCATCGTGGCTATCCTGTGGTCAATCCCAACAAACAACTCTCCTATATCATGGTGCTTAAAAACCTTTGGGGCTGACTCTACTTCGGGTTTGTCCATGTTTTTCTTCTTCTTTTTCTTTCTTCTCTTTGCCATTTCTAAAAGTCCTTACTAAAAAATACAAATCGAGTTACTTCTCTATCCTGACTGGCAATATCCCAGTTTTCCTTAGACTCAAAATCCACGTGGCGTATGGGACTACAACTTGTCATCATCAGAGAGACTATCAACATCATCGCCACAAGCAGTATCTTTATTATTTTCTTCATAGTTTTCTTCTTCTTTCGCAAGATCCATGGCGCTATAGTCTCCGCCAGAAAACTTCCAATCTTCAGGATCTTCTGGTCCCGATAGTTCGGTTGCTATTCCCATTTCTTCAGTATCGTTTGATATTTTTAGCTTACTGTTTTCATCAGAACGTTTTATTGTTTGTGGATTAGCAATGCCAAATGCTACCGACGACTCCTCAACTGGATATCCAACGATTTCGGCAAAATGTTCTTTTATCTTTTCTACGCCTGATAGTGCTGTCGCTTCGTAAAAGGGGTTCTCAACAACAAACCTGTCGTAAGACAGTTCGTCAAGTTTGGTAAAATCAACTCCAACGAGCTTTTCTACGTCCTTGTTTTTCTCAAGGAAACCATCCAGAGCTTCTTTTGAACCAAACATATGCGTGGTAGGGGGAAGATTCATTATCCTGCCGTGCTTGACTACCGGCCACTCTCTCCACGAAGGCTTCTCTCTGACCATAATGAGGACAAGATCGTCATCACTCATTAAAAACCCATAACAATAACTGGAACCAATGTGTTTTGCGTGGTCGGGAAATATGTCTTTGAATTTCTTGAAGGTTTCAGTGTCGCTTCTTATGGGACCATTTTCGCCAGAAAGGAATAGGCTTCCGAAGCAGTATGTGGCGCAGACTATCTTATCACCACCTACGAAAAACGTTGTGCTCTTAATCCTACTGTAATCAAGGGGTTTCATTTTCTTTGGGGAGACCGTCGTTATGATTTTATCTTCACCAAACGTCTCGGCGGTTATTCCATCTTTTTTGAACATTAACATTGACTTACTCCTCCTTTTTGTTTCCCATGATATCTATTCTCTCGGCAACAACACAAAGTTCTTCTCTATCTTCTCCACCACTTGAAGTCCATTCGTCCATGCGAAGTCTTCCTTCGAGGAAAATCTTTGTTCCTTCTTTTGCATTTTCACTAAGATATGTTGCGGTTTGTGCCCAAGCTATGCAGTTAATATAAGATGTTTCACTTTTCTTTTGTCCATTCTTTTTTTGCCAGCTACGACCTACACTTAGGGTAAAGTTTACAACCGCACTTAGTCCATCGGTTTCCCCAACATCAAGATCATCGACTATCGTGCCACTCAAAAATATTCTGTTTATATTCATAGTTGTTCTCCATTTCTTTTTTCGTCTATTCTATTATACGTTTTTTTTGCTAAAAAGCAAGTGCCTTTTTGAAAATATCTTGCGCCCCCGTCCTAAAGACTTTTGGAATTATATAAGCGTCATCCATACAAAAGCTTATGGCTTCAGAAACTATTTCCCTGTAAGAATAACCTTTCTTCTTAAGCCACCATCTTATTAACTGCCTCTTCTCTTTATCCATTTTATACCACATGATCTTCATTTTTTCAAGCAGGTCTTCATTAAAATCCATAAGATAATGCATGACCTCGTGTCTTACAGACGATAGCCCAAACGAAGATGCAACGCCAAAGTCCTTTCTTCCGAACAACGAATAGGTTATGAATACGAGTTCGCTCTCTATTTTGGTAATATCTTTTCTTCTCGTGTTCTTTTTGAAGACATCTCCGGACATGTAACATCCATATACCATGCTACCGTTTTTGAAAATAGTTTCTGCAAATTTGTCATGTTTGTCTTCGTCTCTAAATACTACAAGCAAGAGGTTCGTGTTTCTGAGCTTGATATAAGTTGGGTTCCGTAGTTTTATTTTATGAATTTCGTCGAGGCTTTTTTCAAGTAGGTGCATTTACTCCTCATTCGGGAGGAAGCCTCCCCTCTTCAACGGCTTGGCGATAGTTTTCTTCTCCGCGTTTCCCTATCGTCCTTCTTCTTATTATCCCGCGCTGTATTCTTCTCGTTATGGTTTTGACCATCTTTTTGCCACACTTACAACTTGGTGGACTAGAAATAGCATCTTCATAGTGCGCGTAGTCGTGTTCTTCTTCCTTGTTGCAGTCCTCGCAAAGAAAGTTATAAATCATAACCTCAACCCCTGTCTAAGTTTATGTTCCTCAGCATTGAAATATCACCAAAATCATCAATGGCAAAAAGTGTCTGGCTGGGGTGCTTGACCTTCTTCCTCAGCCTCTTCATTGAATAAATATCTCCGCCTGGGAAACAACCATTCACGATTATCTTCATTGAATTATTTTCTATACAGAATGGAACGTGAAAATGTCCTAGAACCATTATGTCCACGTCGTCGTGCATTCCGTCAACATCTTTGGAAGCCCTGTTTATTGATGCGTGTGGAGAATCTGCCCCACCACCTATGTCCTCGCCGTGCATGGCAAAAACATTAACACCATTGATTTCCTTTTTAAGCCACCACGTTGCTGGAATTGTAAAGTCTATGTTCTCATGGTTGGCCAACGTAAGACCTGCTATCTCGTATGCAAACCTGTCAAAGCTAGCTGCCTCGGCATTATCTCCGGGCTTACCAACTCGTGAGTGGTTCCCAGCTACCCCGTAAAAACTAACCCTATTGACCTCATCAGACAAACAAATCAACATATCGGCTATGCACCTAGATGCCATTATGGTCTGTTCGTAAATGTTCATATCAATATATGCTGCCGACCACTTACCAGCGTTCACAAGCAGCCCGTGAACCATGTCTCCAAGTCCAAATACGTGGATTCTGTTTATGGGAACGATTTTTCGGCGCTCCCTGACGATCTCAATAACCCAAGCCTTTAGGTTCTTGAACCTTTTTAAGAAGGTGTCGTTGTCATATGAAGCAAGCCCACCAGTTTCTTTGTTGTTATAGCTTAGTCCGATTTCAAGGTCAGACATCAGCAACACGAGATCCTCATGTCTTGTCGATCTTATTTTCTTTACTTTTTTTTGCATAAATGGGATTGCTTTTATTGATTTTTTAAGTGATTCAATTACGATGTCCGTTCGTGTCCTGCTTACGTCATTCTTTCTTTTTTCTCGTTTTTTTACGCTTTTGGTATAATCATGGTCTTGTTCGTCCAACTCAGACAGTGCGCTTTTTACCACCTGCCTATTGTATTTTGCCCTACATGACCCTTCATTTTTTCCCGGTATCCTTTTTGCTATTTCCCTGTATGGCATTCCCTTCGACTCTCTTAGCTTGACAAGTTTTTCCGTTTCGTTGTCTGTCCATTGGTCGTCAAACATAAATTCTCCTTACTTTCCATGCCTTCTGTTGCAATCTTCCTTGCTAACAAGATTGGCTTGACTTTCATAATATAGGTTAAAAGCGCTCTTAATGTCTTTTCTTAGCTCTTCTATGAGTGCGTTTACGGACTTTAGTCCATCCTCAAGGGTTTTGGTTATGTTTTCTTTGTCGTTCTTAAGAAGAGCAACATCTCTTTTTACTACTTCCATTTCTCTTTCTTGTTCTTTCTCTTGTTTTTCAGCTTTTTCAGACTCTTCTTTGAGTCTTTTGTCTATTGATTCTAGTGCGTCTTCCATTCGCTTATTGGCACTTAGATACATGTGTCGCATTAGTCCAAGAATAAGAATAGCAAGCGGGATTGCTACGGACAGGGGTATTTTTAATTCCATTATGACGGTCTCCGAAGAAGGGACAAAGGTAATGGTTCTGTCCTATTATACACCGATGTTGGCTATTAGGTTCTTGCCAGCTTTGATGTCTAACATTTCTTCTATGGAGAAAAACCCGCTTTGACACACTATCTCATCGGCCATTGATGGACTATATGCGAACATGAGATATAGATACATTGATTCGTTTACGTCTAAGGTGTTGGCGTTGCAGTCCGTTGTGCCTACTTTTTGCATTTACGGCCTCCATTTTTGGCTTTTAGCTTGAGTATTTTGAATGGTGCAGCTACACACGAATCACAAGATGCAGAAATTTTAAGAGCTTTCTTTATTTTGTTTGATGTAGACATTTTTTGGTTTTCTATGGCATAAAGAGCACTTATGGCAAAATCAGCGCCACAACCGCAACAGTCAAAGTCTTCTGGATGTATGGCAATTTGATAGTCACTGTGAATATGATACAATTTCCCATTATACCCAACAAGAAACTCTCCATAAGATATACTGTCTACCTCATCCTTTTCTCTATTAAACCCTCCGCTTTTCATTATTTCTCTCACGCCCTCTACGAATTCAGTAACCATGTATTCATAATCATCTACTCCTGCATAATGGGGTGGTGGATCAAACTTGAATTTTAAAAGTTGTCCCATTCGTGGGCTTCCACAATATCCAAAAATAAAATCTTCTGTCTTAAAAATCTTGCTGTCATTTCTGGTTTTTATTTCATTCCCTCGTGTTGCGGCAGAATCAGCACCCATGTAGATGTCGCCATTTTTCTCAACATATCCAACTATACAAGTCATTTTACTTTCTCCTTATATTCGAGTATTCGAGTTTCCGTGTAATCCCGTTTGGGTTCATCCAGTGCCCAGACGCAATGCATGTATTCACTATTATCTGATCCACCACCATCAAAAGAAGGTCTCCGTGAGTGGATAAAACAGTACTTTGGCATGTTGTTTAGCCAGAAATCATTACGCTTTTTGCTGCCAAAAAACCCAAGACGGAAAAGCATGGCAACACGACGTTCTGACACAATCAGTGCTTTTTTCAAAAAGTTCATTGCAAGAGAAAAGGGTGGATTCGTTATTATTAGATCGTGATTTTCAAGTGAACACGAGTTTAAAAAATCATAATGTGTGTCTGCTGGTGAATCTTCGCGTATATCATTTGTTGCTATTTTAATATTAAATGTTTTTCCAATTACATGTGGATAACTCATATGTGTTTTTTCGTCACCGCCAGCACAGGGATCGAGTATGCTTCTTAGTGATGGAAAAGAATCAGCCTTCAGCCATGCATTAAGGAATTCCTCTATTACCCAATGTGGTGTGACGTAGTAATCATCTTTGTTTCTCATTCTGATATTCCCATCTATTCTATTTTATATCCAAAGTGCTTTAAGACATGGGCAAGCGAAAAAATAAATCCTACAAATAGTGCAACAAAATCAATAACCATTGTTGTGAGGAACAGAAATGCTGAAAAACTGTGTGTGGTGCTATTTTCCGCAACGGTTTTGTAAAGATCGTAATACCCAAGACAAATTAATCCAGCCATGAAAAAATTAACAAAAGCGAAAACACCAACAATCATGAAATCGTTAACATCTATTTTCTTATCCATCGAAATCTCCTAACTTTCTCCATCCTCCCCTACCCGGCCTTCCCATAACCATAGTTGCAAAAAGTTTTAACTTTCATTGCTTTTGACCATCAGGGACTATAGACTCCTGACCGATTGCCTTGTAGAAAAACCCCATACACCAAAAGGTGTTAGGAACAACAATAAAAGTATAAAAAAGTCAAAACTTTCTATAAAAAAACGTCATACCACAACTCTTACAGTCTCCAATTGGCAATGACCTATTACACTTTGGGCAGATGTATTTGAAGTCAAAAAAGCTGTCTATTTTATCGGCACTGACGCTATAGTTTAAGTCGTCTTTATCCCTGTCTTCGATAATAACATTTAGGCGCTTCTGTGGTAATATCTCAAACTCCATGCTACGACCTTCTTTGTAGCACCCTATTTGTATGGTGTTGTTGCCATTCACGACGACACTTGTTTCGTAGTTATGATAATTAGCCGTTTTTGCTATCTCGGTTAGGATGTTTAGGGATTCTGTCAAATTGTCTTTGTTGTAACTGCGTTCGTTATTCATTTTTTATTTCTCCGGTTGCCTATTCTTAAAAAGATTCCATGATCTACCTGTATAAAATATCTCTTTCCCCACTGCAAAGCTTCTTCATGTGTTGGGAACAGAACTTCAAGCTTGCGACCTTTGGCTTTTGGACCAACATCATTTATCTTTGCAAATCCATATCCTTCAATATAAACCTTAGTCCCTTTTGGCAAAACACTCCAGTCTCCAGCAACACATCCTCTTTCTGCTTTTTCAAGAGAGGCAACTTTCCCGTCGGCGAACTCGCCGCAACAGCATTTCTTGGGTCAGTAGGCTCTGATGGTCCAGATTTCTTGTTCTATTAAACTTGTTGGAATCTGCTCTTCCTGAACAATAGGTTCTTTTTTTATAATATTGGTAAGCTCTATCTTCGCATAGGCTAATTCTTGCTTAAGGGTCTGGTTTTCCTCTTCGACCTCCTCAAGCTCTTCCTCTGTTTCTCTCTGTGTTTCTTCCATTTCTTTTTGTTTTTCTTCCATCTTTTTTTGTGTTTCTTTTATTTTTCCCACATATATGTGTAGTTCGGAAATGTATTCAAGCTGATCTCTTATGCACTGCCTGTCTCTTAGGGTATCCTTGACGTGACCGAGGAACGTCATTGTTAGCAATGCCAAAACCAAAAAGAACAACATCATATCCCTGTGTTCATCAAATATCTTTTTCATACGGCCCCCCTACCATGACAACACTCACACGCTTGGCTTGCTTCACCTGTTCCGTTACACTCTTGGCATTCGTCTTCGTATAAATCCTGCACATCACCATATCCGACATTTGTCTTTTTGTCAAACCCATCCACGAGCTTCTCAATCACCTTTATGTCACGGCCATATTTCTCCATTAACACCACCATGGCATTCACGAACATAACAAGGTTTTTCTCAGTAGCTGGCAAGGTTAGAACGTCCAGCCCCTCTTCCGGCTTCGCCTCGGTCGGCTCGGGCTCGCGGATCGGCGCGGCGTGTTGGTACAAACCAAATCTACCGTTTTCATCTTCCACAAGATGTTTAAATAAATTCTTATAATGATAGCATCTATAATTACATTTTTTTGGAGTTGAATCCGCATACGACGCCCAGACCTCTTCGCCCGGCTCGAAATAGTGGCGCTCTATTATTGAGAATTCCGGCATAAAACCATATGCTTCTTCGAACCTACAATACAAAGGAGTTGAAGAATTTTTCGCATAATATATATGGGCTATCGTTAGCCATTTCATTTTCTTTATTTCATCTGAATTAAACCTATGTATATCAGCATAATCTTTTGCACAAATTACAACTCTGTCGCCTACGCGATAATCATTCTCTTTCATCAGTCAGTTCCCCTCTCAATAACAATCCTTAGCGCCTCTTCCCTTGTCATCCCAAGTTCTATGAGATGATCAAAGCGCTGCACAAGTAGCTTGGTAGTCTCTCGGACTACTTCCTCTATGATTTCTGAGTTTTGCTTTACGTTGCTTAATGCCATCCTCATTTCTTTCCCAATCTCACTCATTACTTACCACCTTCCTTTTCCACCCACGTGTCACAAATTCCTAATGGCATCGGCCACCTCTATCCCGAGGTCGTCAAAAAACTTTTTCGCATTTTTTGTGCATTCGCGGAACTGTTGAATGGTGGACAGGCATTCTTCACGAGCTAACTTTAAATCCTCTTCCGACTTTGAACAATCGCCGCATGTCACGCTGGTAACGTCAATGTCTTTCCCGCACTTGGCACATTCGGTTTTCAGGATGACTTCAGGTTCTGGCTCTTTGCGAATTGGGGCAACGTGTTTTACTTCACCATAACACCCGTCAGTGTCAACTAAAAAAGGGTTGTCATACCAAGACCCATATCCCACAAACCTGGCTTCAAAAGGCTCATCTTCAAAATGTTGGTAAGCCAACACGCCTTCACCAAACTCGAAATAGTGGCGCTGGATAATACTCTCTGGATAATAGAAACAGCCATCAATGGCGTTTTTTAAGTCAGGGTTATCAAATTTATATTCGCCATCTTCTATATCTGTAATAGTGAGCCATTTTAAACGCACAACATTATCACATTTTAGTCCATACTTGTCGCATTTGCTCCAGTCGATAACCACACGATCTCCAACACAATAGTTACTTGGTTTAGTCATTACTTGTTCCTCCGTTCCAAAATTCTTTTTCATACTCTGCGAGAGCAAAGCCCCACAAAAGAGCTTCGATTTCCATAAGACACGTGCCATCTACTTCTTCGTCTTCGTCTTCGTTCGGTCCATGGCTCCAAAACATATCGTGTTTGATTTGACACAGCCTGTTAGAACGTTGTGAAACTACTACTGCTTCCATCATGTATTGTACCATACATGAACAACTAAGGTTAACAACAGCTTTTAGCATTGTCCAAAAAACCACCTTTTCCGAATAACAGCTTACACAATGACCCCCAATAGGAGTAAAGCCCTTGTCAAATGTTTTATCACACACACAGCATTTTTGTTTCATCATACCTCCTATTTCATCTTCAAACCATATATCTTGTTGTCAGCATAGAACATTACGTCATTCCCATTGCTGCACAGCCTCATGTTTCCATCTATGTTGTCGTCTTGTATAAGTTTTACTTTGTTTATGTTGTTGCTCTTGAAAATTTCAACCTCTTCGTTCTCATTAATATACACACAAACACCGTTCTCAAGCACCGTAAAGTTCAAGTTATATCCCTGAACGTCTTTGATTATTCTCGGAGGTGCTTCATTATTTAGTGAATAAACGAACTTATCATATCGTCCGTTCTTGGAGCCAACGACCATCAATATGTCTTTTTCATACTTACCGTTTATGATCTTATATCCATCGAGTTCCTTGAGTCTCTTTTGGACGCAGGAGCCAGGCTTGGGAAACACAGACGCATAGTATGTACCCAGTACGCTCTGTATGGCTACACCCGTGAACATTTGGGTTGCCTTTTCCATTACGGTTCCGACGAGATTAGCAGCGACCATGGGCTTGTGCTCTGAACCCATGAACTGAAGCTCTAATATCTTATCTGCATTTTTCGCATATATTCTTCCCGAGCTAAACATTATTTTTTCCGCACTGCACTCGTTCATGTTTACCCATTGCTGTTGTTTGAGGTTAAAGACAGTCAGTTTACCATCAAGAACATCTATGGAAAACGGTGTGGAACCATAGTAGTATACAAGCCCAGAAGTTTTGCCCTTAACGTGTTTCTTTTTGTCAAAAACATACCCTTTGTCGCACACAACACAGTCTTGTCCGTAATTGCACACGTAATCTTTTATCTTCCAGTAGGACTCAAACAGTTCTTTTATTTCAAAACTATTGCTCGACTTAGATATTATGGTCTGTGGGATTATCTCCACGACGAAACCGTCTTCAAATGGCGGCACTCCACGATACCCTCTTTCGAACACGGACTCATACCACTTCTTGTAGTTCTCGGGAATAATGTTGAGTGACATACAGCTTTTGGGCACACTTACGTCCTTGTTGAAAACCGACATGTTCTTAATCATTCTCGCATCAAACCCCTTCAGCGATGAGTGTTTTCCCTTGTATGGATGTATGCCAACGAGCAACTGAAAACTTACTATGGCAAAAGAAAACCAATCTGTGTTAGTGCTGAACACATTCTTCTCGGAATGCCTGTCTCTTATGCTATCCATTATGGCCGTGGAAGGATAGTTTTTGGTTTGGTATGAATCAACGTCTATGAAGTATATTTTTTTAAACTTGTGATCACTTAATAGGTTCAGTTCGTTCAGATCTACAATGAGAATATTTTTTTCGTGGATATATTTGATTGTCTCCTGCATGTTCCTCAACAACCCGAAAGACATCTCTCCGGTGATGTTAAACCTGTCCTTAAAAGCCTTGGTGAACAGTTGGCACAACACTACGGTATCTGGGACATATGGCATCGTGTATCCAGCGGGCTTGCCGTTTTTATACACAACATCTTCTGGGCTTATGACACTTTTATTCTTAAGGACCGACAGTTCGTTAATCTTCTTCAGGTTTATCATCCTCTTGGGATCACCATATATCTTATAGGCAGTATGCCCCTTGGCAAAAACAGATCCTTCGCCACCGCTGGCGATGAAGTCGTTCTTGTTTAGGTTTATATTCATGCCGTTGATTTGATATTTTGACATATTATTCACCAAAATGTATAGCGGCCATTGAAATATCATCAGAATGATTAATGTTGTTTTTCCTGCACTTCTTCAAAAATGCTCTGACTCTTCTCTTAACAAACTCTCCTGTGTAATTTTTGAATGAAGACAACTCCTTGACCACCTCAACAACGGGCATGTCAAAAGTGTCTATCCCATCTGAACAAACTGCTACGAACTCATAATTATCTTTGGGAAGCTTAAAACCAAAAGCATCTTGATCTGCTGACATTTCCGTGGTTTCATCACCAATAAGATATCTTGTTATCTCCCTGTTCATGCCAAACTCTTCCCTATACCTATTTTCCCTGCTAAGATCCAACGAATAACTGAAATAAAATGGTGCACCAGACGGATATTCTATCTTCCAAAGGCTTATGCGTCCATCGTCGCTTTTTGCTATGACAAAACCGTCTCCAGAGGTAATTATGTTGACATAATCTCTATACTCCTCAAGATAAAACAAAGTCGTGTCAAGACAAAACCTTGATAGATTCAGGCGCTCAACGCTTTCTACGGCATCACGTAGCGAATTATACAATAGCCTTTCGGCTCGAAAATATAGCGACGTGGAGTATTCAAGATCTATTCCCGTATTAAAAGCGCTCCTCGTGAATGCCCTTGCTCCGAAGTCCGTATCATCAGAAGATGAACATCCGTCTGATATGATTGCGACGTGATTCCCATTGTGATTAATGCCAGCGTAAGCATAGTCTTCGCAGACCATATGGGATTTGCCAATTGAAAAATGAGAATCACAATTCATAGTGCACCACCCGTTCTTTAAAACGTAAGCGACTGAGAAGGACCATTGGTTCCTAAAGCCTGAGACTGAGAAGAGATAGACGAAGAAACAAAAGCTGCGAGCCTGGCAAAAGTCTTGGAGTCTATCGACTTCGTGCCTACATACTGGGTGAAGTCCACGTCATTTTTGAATCTTTCAAGCTCATTACTGGAGTCTTGGTCAACTCCTACTCCGACAAGGATTGTCACTATGCTTTCTACGCTCTCGTCCTTCTTGATTTTTGCTACAGCCTCTGTCACTTGGGTTATCGTGTTTGTCGAGTTGTTTTCACATCCATCCGTAATGACAACAAGTATGGCATTTGCTTCGTAGTCGTTGTCAGACAAGTTCTTACCATAGACGTTAAGGGCTTCTACGGCGTTAACAGACGCATCATACAGGGACGTGCAACCACCAGGGCTTATGAAGTCCGTGTAGTCATCTGCGTTGCATTCTCCAAGTGGCTTAAATCCGTGTGTTTCCGTCAGCTTGCTGTTAAAGTCTATGATTCTCAGCATCAAGTTGTCTGCTCTTGGAGACTTCAGGCATGCTGCCACTACGGTTCTGATGCATTCTTCCAGTTCGTCCTTATATGATGCCACGCTTCCGCTCGTGTCAAGTGCTATGGAAACAAGAGTGTATTCTGTTGCTCCCAACTCGTCGATCTTTTTGTGCGAGAATCCATAAGGAGATACCTTAAGGACACTGTTTTCCATTCCATTTTCCATGGTACACATCCTTTCGTTATTTATGATCATGGTTTTCTGTTAATTTTTTTTTTGGATGAAGATAGAACCATTATACTATATACACATTTTAGTCCTATATGTTATTTTACGCCATCCAATCCTTTGTGGTCGAAATCTTCATTCCCTTTGCCCCCATTTCCTTTATAAAGTCTTCTTCCAAGTTCTCAAATCCGGGAACAGGGCTACATGCATCTTCAAGCAATACGAACTTACCTATAGAGCTTTCGTCAGAGAAGTTTTCTGCCGTATCACGTAAACTGTGGGCGAGGCAATGGCTACTTGCTTCACCGGCGACGAGAATGACATCAGCTTCCTCGATTGTCTGTATGAAGCCCGTGTTTAACTGTGTCGTAACATCTTCGGGGTCTGGGACGTCTGCCTGTACGGCACTGTAATGTTCAGTCCAAGGGTTGCTGCCTTTTGTTACGTAGTTGACAACGTTGAAATCCTTTTCCCATTCCATAATGGCATCAAACAGGGTAGAACAAACCTGCGCACCGTTACTTCCAATGAGGCAGTGTGGTGGCCATATGCACAGTGGGTATCTAGCGTTTCGTTCGAGCTTATCCACGTATTCCGTTGCTCTCTTCTGACACCTTAAGTCACTTGCTCTCCAACTTCCAGCGTTTACATCTGAAGCCGAGATGATCGTGAAGGGATCGGGGTGTTTGCCGTCTTTGCCAACCCAAAATATAGGATGGGCGATGTCAACGTAGTGGTGACTATCCAAGGTGATATGTATGGATTTCAGCTTATCCTTAACTCTGCCGACAAATCCAGCAAGCCTCTCCATATCTTCGTTTGCTCCGGGAACAAACAGGCTACCAGTTGGGTCACAAAAGTCATACTGCGGATCAATAACCAATAAATGAACATTCTGCATCTTCTTTCTCCTTAAAGGTTGTTTGTAGTGTAGAACGACGGTTTATTTCCCTGATCCTTTCTATTATCTGTTTTTTGGAGGTTTTAGGTCATAAACAATACTGTTATATAACTCACTGATTGTAGCTAACAGGGGCACCTCCCAGAATATAGTATCTTTCCAAAGCCCCTTAACTTTTACGCTTAATTGTCCCTCGTTCTGCTCTATTTTAACCTGAGATAGATTATATCTGTAGTTCATAAGAAAATCAGAGTAAAATTGTGACAAAAAAGGACATTTTCTAAGCAAGAACGCAGATTCTTTGCCTGTTAGTTTTATGTCTTCAAATTTACTAATAGCATATCTTAGTTGGTATGCAAAACCCTCTGGAAATACGATGTCGTCTCTGACTATGAGTTTATACTCGACTTCCGTGCCTGGGAATAGCGAATAGGCAACTTGTCCCATTGTGAATTTGTATAGGTCATTTTCTAAAAAACTTTCTATCATCGGAATGTCCTTTCTTTTAACACTCTATTGTTGATGTATTTCTAAGAAACACCTTCTACAATATTTGCCGTCAAGATAGTCTTGGTAGTCTGTTACACAAATTAACCCACGATGTTTCCATTCTCCACACATTTCACATACCCCAGAAGTATCTCTGCAATAACAGTCGTAATGATCGTAATCATCATATGGGACACCTTGGTTCTCTAAAAGAAAATCAATCTTAGACTGCATTACTTTTATTATTTTCATAAGCTCTATGTAATCGTCTTTATTCATTTTTCTAACCATTTTTTGTAAGGAGTGGTACAAAACGAATTAATTTTTCCACAATTCTTACATAATACGTGAAAAGCATCCACTTGAAACCAACTATTATCTGTTTTAAGTTCTAAGACAAAATTTCCAACAGACAACGCTTGAAAATTGTTGCCATCACACACACAACATTTTCGACCACAAGAAACTTTGTTTAAAAATCTTGCAATAGATTCCGTATCTTTTTTGTCTATGGTGTTACAACTATTATCTTTGCTCTTGTTTTTGTTTTCTTTTTTAAGCTCAACATATGACAATATTGAAAAAATTAGTGCCAAGGATATAATTACGGATAACATTGTCGGCTCTCCTATTAAATTAAACGCCAGACTCTCCCGGCAGTCACACCACTTCTTATTCTCCGCATGTGTCGCGTGTCAAGCCTCTCGGGATTAGCCTGACTTACCCGCCAGAGATCCTTGTCCCATGGTCTGCGTCACTCTGGAATCGGTACCGGCCGCTTTTAACTAACTTGACCATAGTCCTAAGACTTCGGACGGGACTCGAACCCGCACCAACGCAATCGCTGCTCTACCAAAGGGCTGATCAAACCCATTAAGCTACCGAAGTCAGATAATGAAAAACCGAACTATTCGCGGCAGTCACACCACTACTTGATAGGCGGGTGTCACCCAGACAGTTGTTTTTCGGTCGCAGAAATAGTCATAGCTCGCGAGTAACTATTTCCCCCTGAGAGGTGACTGTCATGCTCTCACTGAGACTCCAGTCGGGAATCGAACCCGAGTTTAGGGAGCTACCCTACCGACTAACCACTCGTCGCACTGGAGTCAATGTTAAAAGTTTTGTTACTCCCTTGTTTATTCGTGTTTCTTCTTGTGAAAAAATAATCCCCACATGGTTCCCAATATTGCCAAGACGAGAACAAACGTCATAGTATGAACATCTCCTCTCGATATTGAATCAACGGCTTCGCCTCCTATTGAGCCTTTTGTTATCTCGTAGATGTTTGCAAAAATCATCCATGCTAATAGCAGTCCCACCGTGATATTAACCCTCCACTTCATTTTGTTTCTCCATTTCGTTTTCCATGTCTTGGCGCTTCTTGACATCAGGCTCCCACGAAGTGCTGGGCAGAGTATTTATCTTTTTTACTTTTTTGTAATTCATTTCTGCTCCACAAACAATACATAGGCCAACACTATAGCAACATCTTGGGCATATTTCGTTGTGTGTTTTGTTAGAAAAATCCCTGTTGCACACCAAACATCTTTTTCTCAAGTGTTCTTTTTGTCTTATTGCTCCGATGTTAAAACAAATCTTACACAGCCCTGCTCTTAATCTTTTGTTCTTGTTGGTGTCAGCAATAATTCTTTTGGTCTTCTTAACGAGACCCCTTTGATCTAAGGATATTTCATTAATTTTTTCTACCATGTATTCCTCTGCTATTGTCATTTTAATAGCCATTATTTTGCCACCTTTCTGTTGACCCAAACCAACCCAACCAATCCACCGGACATACAAACTGAAATCGTATTTGTTATGAGGAACATTCCCGCCACCCCATGTGTTGCGTATGTGACTATGGCGTAAAACTCAAAGAGACATATGGCGATGAAAACCATCAGGACATAGGAAAAGTTAATATCCTTAACGCTTTTCGTCCTAATGATTTGCCTAAGCTGAGGAAGATAAGCTATGGCAATTAGTATTCCGCCAATAAGCTGGGCGACGTTTGCTGGTATTTGTAGGTTATCCATTATTTCCCTCCAAACTCTTTACTCAATCTCTCATATTGCCTTCGTCTCTTGTCCTTTGCTTTTTGTTTTCTGTTCTTAGATGTTTCTTTGGCTCTTTTTTCCTTAGCGATCCTGTCTTTTGTTTCATCGCTTGTTTCTTCTCTTTCTCCATAAAACTTCAACTCTTCTACTCCACGATCAAAAGCACCATACTCAGAAACAATATCTATATTGGTATATCCATCATCCTTAAGCTTTTCTTTTATAAAAAGTATCTCATCAACAAAGGAATCAACACGCATGCAAAAACTGCATAGCTCTATAGACTCTTCTGTTCTCTCGTTAATCATTTTCTTTTTCATCCTGTTTCCCCTCAACAACTGGCTCGGCACCTTCGAAAATAACCTCCACGCGATTTACCACTGTGCTAAAGATGGGCATATCTACCTTTTCATAAGAGGTTCTCTCTACAATCAAATTCGGACTACCATGGGCTTCGTGCATTGGTGGAAGTTTTGAAATCTCATCTGTGGTGAACATGCGTGGCATCTTTTTTCTTTGGACGTATGTTCCCCTTTTGAAGAAGGTTGAGTAGTCATTCCAGTTTATATTTTTTTCCATGAGCATGTCTTGCATTTGACTCCCATTTTTGTGCATAAGCTGATTATGAGAATACACGGACTGAGCAGCCATGGCAATGCTGTTCTTAACGGCGTCAAATTCACGCCACAACACCACGTTTGCAGCCTCGAACAACGTCGGGACAGACCAGACTCGACAATCAAACAGGGCTAACTGGTCCTTCTCTGGGAGAAACTCTGGTTTAAGCGAGTTGAAGTATGCCGTGGCCATAGACGCAAGCACTGAGCACATTTTCTGTATGCGGCCATCAAAGAATATCTGGCTTTTGTAGCTATTACTATACCATACCAAGGTAATCTCATCTGATTGGGTATAACCAATACAGGCATTTGTTTCAGAAGTAAGCATCTTCGTCGTGGCTACCATCAAATCTGAAAACCTTTTGTCATATGGTCTGTCAAGCCCCTTGCAGAAATTGTGGAAGCACTTACCGTCAATACGAGCACACACGGGCAACAGGGGTTTAAAGCGCTGACTGGCATCCATTGCCTCCAACGTCTTCATCCGATTTCCAAAATCACTCATTACATTAGATCCTTAGCTATGTCTTCAAGCGCCATTTCCGTCTTGGCATCCTCGCTGATAAGTCCATTGAGCTTCTTCTCAAGAGCATCAAGCTTTTTCTTGTCTTTGTCCCATTTTATCATCGAAACACGCAACTTAAAATCAAACGTCCAATCTTCAAGTGTATATCCATTATATTCTACTTCTTGCTCGGCAACTCCAAGAATTTCACATGCCTCTATTGTTGCACTTTTGCCTATAAGAGCGAAAGCCAATGCGTCTACAATAGCATCTTCGCTACAAACGGCATTAAGATTCATGTGTGCTCCATTGTTAAATTTAAACACACCATTTGTTCTCCACGTAGCCCTTGGTTTCTTACCGAGAGCTTTTTTCTTTTTCTCCGCAAGCACCATTAGCTCTTTAATCTTGTTATCATTTTTCGACATCACATTTCTCCTAATAGCCAGTCTTAAACTTGGAACCATTTTCGTTTACAAGAAATATTTCACAAAAAGTTAGCTTTTTAGCATTATCAGCACTTATTACTTCATTTCTTGATGATTTGTTTGCAGATGGAGTAACACAAGCCTCGTTCTCAAAGATAACCGGACTACTAAATAGCCTAATAGTATCTTCATATAAATGGCTACGCATATTATATTCTCTGTCATACATGATTCTTTTTATCACGTCTTTGTCAACAACAAAATAATCATCTCTATACCCACGAAAGCTTGTTGGTGTTTTTATTTTCTCGTGTTTTATCCCGACTATCTTACATCCATTTGAACTCTTTTTGAAGTCTTCATGTTTCTCTGCAAAATTGCTTGATGAAACGTCTGATATTTTTTTTGCAATTTTTGTAAACCCTGCTTCATAAAAGAAATCATGTTCTCCGTAACGGATTCTTTCCTCGTCCTGTTCAAGCTTCATAAATACATGCTTTTTCCCAATGCTTTTAATTGCATAGTGAATATGGTTGTTACCTGTTGATGTTCTTTTTCTTCTATACCAATCATGTCTTCCCATATACATTACTTGGGTCATGTCCTTCATTAGATAGAGAAAACCCTCTCTCATATCTGCTTTTGTTACTTTTAGTGCCTTGTTTTTTGTGAATTCAACACAGTATTCGTATTCTTTAGATGACACCGGGAGAAGAACAAGGTCTTTGCCATCCCACGAGTATACAAATTCACCTTCAAGTCCTTTGCCCTTAACTGATGTGCATTCCTCAAGGATATACAAGAGATTCTCTACGCTTATTTCAAACTCAAACCCACGAGGGTCATAAATACGAACCCATGCAAGACGACCATCCCATCCACCTCGATAATCTCCTACCTTTTTGTTTAGAACAAACCCAGAAGTAGGCACGTTGTCGTATATATCTGGATTAATCTTCTCATCACGCCAACTATTCCAACTTGTTTCTTTCCTCAGCACACCCTTTTCGTCGGTGTAGATGACATATGCAAGCTTACCAGTGTAGGTGTCGTCGCGGTTTTGATAGCCAACACTTATTGTCTTGGGGATATTCATTTTTGCAAGAGACATTATTTTCCCCTCTTAAATTTCTTTACTATCCTATTAAACAGTGGTCTAATTCCAGCATCATCAGCACGTGTCCTTGCAATGTTGTTAATGGCCTGACGCTCTTCCGTAGACTTACCTTCTTTTACCTCTTCAATAACAGATGTTGCCACACCAAGAGCTTTTGTTCTGCCAAAAAGCAAAGTCATTACGTATGCCAAGACGCCACCAGTTCCAATAAATCCAGCAAGCAGCCCATATGTAACCTGATTAGCATAACTACCAACCCATGATGAAACAATATTAAGCTGTCTGCCAACAAAGCTTCTACTCATAAGATATTTTTTACCATTCTGGACTGTTTCCTCGTATTCGGTCAGTGGGCGTGGATCAAGAGGGTCTTTTCCCAAATATTCTTTTGAAACCTGTGTGCCATCAACAAGAGTCACGGCTAAATCATCTCCTGCGCCTATGCCCTCCGTGGCTATCTTCTTCGCAGCCTGATGGTTAGAGTATGCGACCTGACGCATTTCGTTGGGGGTGCTACAGCCAGCGACCATTACGACAAATAAGCACAATACAATTAAAATCTTTTTCACATCAAATCTCCTAAAGAAGCTAAATAATTGTTACGAATTCTCCATAGTTCAGTAGCTTGGCAACAATGGTTTTTTTGTCCAAAAATATCCGATAGTCCAGAAGCGTCGCACAACACCTTTAAAAGCTCAGGATTAGCTTCTATGTAATTATCCCACAACTTGCTATAAAACCCAAGACACTCTTCTTGATTAACAGCCTTTTTGCCCTTGGCTTCTCTCCATGATAGTCCCGTAGAACCATCTTCAAAAACCTTAAATGCTTGATATTGTTTCTCGATAGATTCGCCATTTACTTCAGCATAAAAAGCAGAAAACCTCTTATCCCCCTTGGACGAACATTCTATATATGGTGCTTTGCCATGCTTAATCATTTTTTTCTCCTCTCTAACTACATTTCGGTAAGCCTACCACTTTTTTCTAAAGCTTCCTCAAATTCTTTAATTGTTTTCATGGCATCTAAAACTTTTTTAATATCTTCAGAATCTTCCAGTAGTTCGTCTGGTCTGATGTAACCACCATCAAACAAATCATACATAAAATCGTCAACACCAATCTCTCCGCCGTCCTTAATTTTCATTTCTGCTCCTAATATCCAGATGGATTCAGTTCAACATACTTTTTTGACAAACGAACAAACTCAAAATCATTACAATTTATGGAAAAGTTTTCTTTTTCTTCTTCTCCTTCTTCTACAAACGGAAAATTTTTCCATGTTTTTTCAACAACGACAAATGGATAATTCACCGTCATTACCCTCAAGACATCACCGATAAAAGACCCATCAGATTCATCTGTCAGCCTACAAACGGTTACGGGGTCTCCGGGGCGAAGGTTTTTTATTTTTATCGTTCTACGTTTTTTGCTGCTCATCTTCGTCCCCTTCAAATTCTTTTTTTAGTATAAGGTAATCCCGTCTTCTCGTTTTCTTATATTCGACTTCCCGAAGTTCTTCTCTGCGCCTGTTCTCGTCTATGTCTTCTTGCGTCTTGTATTTCTTAAGAACTATGTAGAAACTTATCCCGTCTTCATAGTCATTCTCATAAAAGAACTTCACACTAATTACTTCTTTTTCGTCTTTTATTTTTTCTTTTATAGTGTTTAAAAATGGAATAAGATAGTCTATATCCTTGTCATCCAGTTCTTCAAAAATATCTATGTCAATACGTTTTGTTACCGTAGGTCTTTCTTCTGGCATTATTTCTCCTATTCTATTATACGTTTTTATTGCAAAATGTCAAGTGTTTTTTTAACGAATATATTGGACGCCCTGTTTTGTCCATCCGGCAAACCCTGAAATATTATGCTCTTCAAACGAATCCGCATAGTGCATAAGATACATCTTCTTCTTCCAGTCTTCGGGAAGCGTGTTGAGATCAAAAAGTGGGGCATGCACGGCACCGGGGAAGAACTGAACATCATGGAATATCGTGTCTGCTCTTTCGGCATAGTGCTCAAGCAGGGGAAGATCAAACTTAGTGTCACAAGTTATTAAGATGCTGTTGTTTATGAACAGTCCATAAGAAAGGAATGATCCAGACCACCTATCTGACTGCTCGGGGATGTGGTTAGTTCGGAACATCTCGATATGAATTCCACCGACATCTACCTCGAAAATCTCTCGTGGCTGATGAACAAGCCATTGGGGGCGTATTATGCCGAAATAGTCAGCAAACCCCATTACCTTGCCGTCTGCAAGCTCCTCGTTATATTCCAAGCCACCACGCAGACTGTTTTCCCAAAGCACACGTTGGTATTCTTCGGCGATAACCATTTTCAATTTATTCTTTCCTTGGAAGGGAATCCCCACATACCTGTTCATCTGTGCAAGCTGTTCTATGCCACCAATATGGTCTCCATGGCTATGAGTTGGGAGTATGACCTCGATGTCGTATGCAGATAGCCCGGTTGTTCGGGGAAAAGCCTCCAGTGCTGTTCTTCCAAAGTCAACCATCACGTGATCTTCACCCCTGACGAGCAGGAAGTTTGTCTGATTGTGTTTTTCCGTAAACGCAGACCCAACCCCTATGAAAAACAAACGCAACTTGTCATCATCATATGAAAACCTTATGTTCTTTTCCGAAGTTTCCCTAATCATTGTTTTCCTCCTCAATAACGTGGCAGTAAAAAACGGGTTCTTTTTTCATAACGGCATAAAACCTTGTCTTACACTCGCACAAGTAAACGTAATTGTTTTCTTCTATGGAAAGCTCTACTTTTTCTTCCCATTTTTCGTCTTGCCGTCCGCAACTAGGACACGTTGGAATGGCAAACACCCGTGTCTTCTCCTTTTTAATGAGTTCTATCTCGGCAACACCTTCCAGACAGTCTACGGGAACACAAACATTAGACCAAACACCATGGTCTTTATATTTTATGTTCGCCATTTTGCCATCAATACCACACAGGATATATTTTTTGTTTTTTGCTCCGTATTGTTTGGCTAAGTGCTTGCCTTCTTCTGTGTTTAGGTTGAACATAACCTTGCTCATTTTTTCTCCAAACATTCGTTTTTCTCAACAGTTGCGCTGCCAACACGTAATCCCGATATGCCTCCAATGTCCATTTTCACAACGAGATCATTTCCATTAGAAAATCTACTGTCTTTATTCTTGCATATGATGTTGACGATCTTGCACTCTAATACAATTTCATATCCGCTTTCTACATCAATAACTGCAAAACCAATAATTATTGTTATGATCACCACGGCAATAATAGGTAAATACCATTCATCCCATATTTTATAAATCATTATTTTCTCCTATCCTTTTCTTAAGAAATTCTCTCGCCCATGTCCATTTTGCCACGACCCTATCTACCCATATCTTCGGAGCATCCTCGGGAATATCGTTGAGGTTGTCGTCAATATCAGCCAGCTTAATTTTTATTGCATCTCTGTGTTTTGCCACATTTTTGATATATTTCTTATATGGTTCGTTTTTTGCTTTTGTGAGAACTCTCACTGTTTGCTCCACGTTTCTCCCGGCTATTCTTCTTATTTTGAGAAAAACTTCCTCTTCTGAAAAATCATAATGACATACATCTTCAGCAGTATCATGGAGAACACCACACGTTCTAAGAAAATTACCCTTAAACACCATTGAGACACGTATGGGGTGAAAAATAACTGGATCTCCATTAAGCCTAATTGTATCTTTATGTATTTCCGTGGCATATATCAGAGCGTCTTCGAATATCATTTTAGTTATCCTCTCGCATCGTATTCATCAGCACATTCTTCGCTGCAAAATCCAAGATTGTTTCTAACATAACCCTCTTCTTTTTCTTTAATAGGTTTTTCACAGAACATGCAGTAATAGTCAGGCTCACATTCCCCCTTCATAAGATGCTCCCTTATTTCAATCATCTCCCTGCATCTATACATGGAATCAACATATATCTTTAGGGGATTACGATGGCGGTGCGAGTTGTTTTCCCTGTAATGATCGGCTGCTTTTCTAGTAAAATGGGCGCAGACAAAATCATCATGTTCTATGTAATAGGTTTTAATAAATCCAGCCTCGATCATTTCATCATCTGATCTTCCGTCGGCGCTTTCGAAATAGAAGTCCGGGTCGTCCTCATCGAACCATTCAAAATCATCAGTATATTCGGGGTCCATGCCGAAAATCTTTTTTGTTTCAAGAATAATAAATATTGGATCTGCTGTGTATAGATTATCCTGAGTTTTTAGTTCGTTTGCCAAGTCTGCAAGCTGTTCTTTATTCATTCTGCGGTCCTTTCTATACGAGGTCAAAAACTCTCTCATCTATGGTCTCGAAGTTCGCGTCTACCAAGTCTCTTTCTTCCATGTTCCAAACGTCTCGATACCCATTATTCCAAGACAAGTTGTTTATCTCCGTAATCTCGTTATCTTTTAATAAGCAAAGGCATCCGAAGAAAAGGACATAATGCTCACCTGGCTCATGTGTTGGCTTGTAATACACTACCTTTTTCGGTGGCTCAATGGTTTTTAATGACGTTCCATATCCACCAATAACCTCTCCAAACCTAAAGTTGTTTTTGTTTTTCGCAAATTCATATAGGATATATCGTGAACGACCTTCTCCGTCATCGTCTTGTTTGTTAAACGCAGTGTCGTTTTCGAGTAGGTATTCCGTAAACTTCTTCTTGCAACCCTTGTCTGTCTTTGTTCCGCCAAACCCAACTATTATGGAGCATATCATGATAATAAAACATATTATTGCAACTATTATGGATCCCACGACAACCTCCTATTCTACAATGTTTGCGTCAACTAAATTATATCCAAGGTTTCTATTTTTCCATACTATCTGATCGTTTTCCTCCATAAAATCCTCTGACATTCTAACAAATTGGGGATTCTGTGGGTATAGTGCTCCGCTTTTAAGAACAAACACGTTTCTCTTGCCATCAAATGCCCAGTGTTCGTTTTTAACAAATCGTGGTCTGTAGTAATAAATATGGGTTTTACCATGTGTTCCAAGGACTTCTCCGAACATAAAATAATCTCTGTTTTTGTGTTCACTAAAAAGCCTACATTTTTTCGTAAACTCCTTATCAAACACGGGCTTAAGCAGATCCATCAGGGCTTCTTTTTTCACCTTGTTCTTGTGCTTTTTTTCTACTTCTGCGTTTAAGTCCTTAAGATATTGAATGGGAAAGTGTATTAAGGCTACGAAAGCAATAAATCCAGCTATATATAACATCGTAAAAACCTTTCTATCTATTCTATTATACGCTTTTTTTAACAAAAGTCAAGCAAAAAAATAGAAGGTGTATAATAACACATACCCTCTATGGAGAACGACGCTATGGAAGAAAAAGCCATTAATGACACCGTTGAGTTATTACCTGCATTCTCGTGGTTGTGTGACAAATGTGGGAAAAGAAACTTTGAGCGAGCATTTTGTATCGACCTACCATTTTCCCCCGAAGAAGATGAGTGTGACGAAGATGATGACAGTTTCTTAGACAACTACGAAGAAGAAAGAATGTTCTTAGAGGAAGCCCATGGTCCCAACTCGGTAAAATGTAAGTTCTGCCAACAGGAATTCATAGCCAAGGATTATAAGGAATAACTACTTTAGAGGCACGGGGCTAACATCCATATCTTCTAAGCGCCCTCTTATCTTCGCCAACTGGATATTTCTTATTTGCCGGATCCTCTCTCTTGTCAGTTCTTCCTTGTCGCCAACGGATTGAAGAGTTTTCTTTTCCACCAGGAGTTTGTATAACAGGGGATAATCGTTTTTCATTGTCTTAATGGCAATCTCTACGTTGTTTTTGTTTTTTGCTACGAAATCATTAAAATCCATCCTGTTTTTGTGATAAGTCCCGTATCTGTCAATCCGCTCCCGCTGTCGTCTTTCCGTCTTTAGGAACGATGCCGCCCTCCTCCTTGCCACGTTACCAAAATATGTGGTTTTTTCCGTGCCACGAAAATCATCATACGTATTCCATTTCTTAAGACATGTTACTACGCCCTCGGAAATGATGTCTTCATAAAGGGGATTATATGGTGACACCCCCATTGATCTGACAATATGAGACACGAAATCCATTAACTCTTCTTTCCTCAGCATGTCCTTCTCCATTCTAATTTTCTATATTAAATTCAACGTCTATTACGGCCACAACTGCTCCGTAACTGATTTCACAAGAAACAACATTCACGTTATCAACGGAAAGACCAGTATAACCCATGTTGAAAACAACAAAGTCCTCGTAAATTCTATGAGCTTCGGGTTCATCAATGGCGTATTTAAGCCACTTCATGATATCATCATCACATGATGGGTCTTCTCCGACGTCCCTGCCGTAAAACAGATCGGCAAAGCTTTTGTTCACTGATATTCTCAGACGTATGTCTCCGTCACAAACCATGGCATGTCTACTTGATAACGCACAGCCACCCGCACCAGAAGGATAGTCACCTGGGTCTTCCCATGTTTCTTCATGAATATCCAAGGAATGATCTTCAAGATAGAGACCAATGGCGATAAAGTCGTTTATGTCTGCTACTCGCATTTTACCCCCTCCTTGAAGAATTCCACAAACGTATCGAGCTTTCCCCTAACGACATAGTGCCTTTTGTTAAAACCAACGGCGACGATCTTATCCCTGTCAACCTTTCTGAAGCCATTGTCATTTCGTTTCTTGTTGTCAAACACGGTAAGGTATCCGTCATCATAGGTTTTCGCATCGGTCATTACGGGATCACCCTTGAACTCATATGAGTTGGGATACTTGTGACAATTAAAAATTCTAAGGGAGTCGTCCTTCTTCGTGGCGTAAATGCTAAAGAATCTCCCTGTCTTCTGAAGCGTCTCGATTATGTCAAGAGCTTTTTCCCTGCTTACGATGATCATTGTCCACCACCTTTCTATATCCCGTCAGCAAAGTAATTTTCTTCAGAGTGACATGAAGTGCACATAACATTTTCTATTTCAATATCATCGCCACACTCGCAGCATTTTACTTTTAGGATAGCGTCATCCTTTACGGGTTTAAGAGATGAGTAAGGAAAGCTCCAATCTCCATGCCTATCGTCTCTATATGAGAGAATAATACCGTGTTTGTCTATTCCCTCTATTTCGTATTCGTTTCCTATTGCGTCGTCCATATACTTTGGCCACCCATCTTTCCATGTGTCTATGCTGTAATCTACTTTTCTTGTAACAATAACCATAGATCCAACATCAAGATCGTGTTTTTTTATAAACTCTACCTGCTCTTCTTCGTAAGACATTTTTTCTCCTTGTCTACAAGCCCAATTCTTTAAGTTTTTTATGTGCCTTCTCAAATTCTTCTTTTGCGCGTTCCAGTTTGCGCCTATTCGTGTCGGCCATGGCTTTTGCCTTCCTGATCTTCTCTTTGTCAAGAATCTTATTCACACGCCCAGACTCATCAAGAAGCTCAATTTCAGTAACCTTTAGGACAACGATTGTCAAAAGTGGGTATTCTGGATATTTTTTTGCAAAGAAAGTAGATTGTGCTTTTGCCGGACCGATCTTTGCCCAAACACGAGCCTTGTCGAGAGTGTCAACCCAAGTTTTCCCACATCCACCGTAACCCCTAGCGTGAAAATACTTTCCTTCTGAGTTTTGTAGGGAAAACAGTCTTAGGATTTCTTGCATGTTATTACCTTTCTAAAAAACAAGAACATTGTTATTCTACCAAGTCCTTTATGCTCCAGAAAATAATATCGGTGTCACGATATTTTTTAATATACTTTTCTGCTTTATCATTAAAACAGTCTGGCTTGGCATCTTTATATGTCCACTCAACAAAAGTCATACTCCAGTCTAATTCTAATGTCTCACAGTTTTCAAACTTTTCTCCTGACACCAAAACCTCTATTTTTTCTGGCGTATGACCTAAATAATTTTCAACAAACTCGACACATATATCAAGATCACCGTCATAAATATCTGCGCCCTCAATTCGTTCCAAAACAAACCTATCCATAACATTCTCCAATCTATAGTTTTTTATCGTCTTTGTCTTTTTTCCATTCTCTTACGTCTTCAGCTACGTTGCCGATAAAACCACGAAACTTTTCCCACTCTGTATATCTGTCGTAGTGATGTCTGCACATGCGGACCCTACTGACTCGATTCAGGGGGCACGTGAATGCCGAGCTTCTAACCAAATGGGTTCCCTTATTTTCACAGTTGGAAACACAACATCCAGCTTTTGTTTCGTCTTCTACTCTTACTATCTTAATGGGTCTATTCTCATCCACGCTCCGCCTCCTTTCTAATTTCTGCTTTTCAGAAAATATTCAATTCCTTCGTTTTCTCTCATAAGTTCTTTGTGCGTGTTGACAAATTCATCCCGGTGTTCTTCACAGAATTTCATTGCCACGTCACCATCCAGTCCGATAATAAGGTCTTCGCTTATGATTACGTGTGTCGCTCTTTTCCCACAGTCCTCGTAACTACACTTGGCTTTGCCTTTTGTCTCCCTGATGTCAAGCGCGTTGAACATCTCCCTGTGCCTGTCCATTGGTTTTCCTTCCTATGTAGAAGTTCCAAAAGTCTCTGCGGCTCTTCTTGGAGAAACCCGCTTCCTTTAAGGCTCTCGTCAATGAAGTCTTTCTGCCAACCTCTTTGTTGTAGTTGTCTTTTGAACTACAAATGGCTTCACCAACGTGCTGAACACCACTGGCAGTGTTTTCTATGATGCACCACGTGAGTTTTTCGTTCTGGCTTTCATTGATATCGAGATGCCGCCAGAAGAGCTTATAATTCCTGTGGTTCGTCCTGAGTTTCATCTTTGTTCTCCTTTTCTAATTCGTCAAAATAAACTTCGTTCTCAAAAAAAATCTTCAAAAACATCTTTGCTTTCTTGTAGCAAAAATCAATCCCCTTGGACCCGGCAAAAAACTCTTTTCTAAAATTTAGTGGACTCTTGCCTTCTCCGATTTCCTTTAGGGCCATGATGCCAACGTATTTATGCCCATGTTGAAAAGACAGGCTCGTCTTGTCCTTGACAAAAACCTCTATCTTTCCGTTGTCATCATCTTGTTCGGCAATCTTTTCATATCCATTGTTGGTTAGAAGATATTCGATTTCATCTTGTTTTGTCCTCATTTCGTCTCCTTAAGTTCTTTAATCATCCCTTTTCCCTTTCAAAAGCCTATCGTATAAGACAATATAAACTGTTGCGGCAAGATTCATACAAAACCTCGTGGGAATATATATTATGTCCCTGCACTTGCTAACAATTTCTTCGTTAATGCTTGAGCCTTCTGGTCCGAAGATGTAAAAAGCTCTTTCTGGGTGTTTGTATGTCATCAAGTCCTTGGCATCATCCCTTATTTCCACTGCAACGGGAACACAATCGTAGGGGAGAACGTCTATGAGGTTGTTTGTTTCGATTATGGGCATGTGCCTGTAGGCTTTTTGTGTGTCGGTCTTGACCGGAGAGAAACTTTTCCCCGAGATGGCCACGAAACCACTGTAGTAACAATGTGCGGCCCTGAGAACACAACCTATGTTGACTTCGAATCTTGGTTTTTCTAACCCAACGCAAGAATATCCACGCATTTTATTCCTCTTTCTATGATAGAAAAACTACATTTCTAAAAAACTGGTTGACACGGGTGGAGTTGAACCACCGACGACGGAAATTTTCAGTCTCCCGCTCTACCGGACTGAGCTACGTGTCATTTTTTTTAGTTTTCTCTTTCAAGATAACCTATAATAATCTCAATATAATCCCTTAAAAACTCAACCTTCTCGGCTTCAAGTGCAATTTTCAAATCTGGTAGCATATCCGTGGACGCAGACAGTTCTATGGCAATCGCGGCTGCATCACGTAGCTCTAATTCTTCAGAAACCAAGTATCTCTTATACATGTTGACAAGATTTTTGTCGTTACGAGATGCCATGGTGCTACTTATCCACCGCATAGAATACCCTATAACATCAATGGAGACCAGTTTATCGTTTAAGAAAATGTCGTCTAAACCACCAAGGGTTTCATCGAGGCCATATTTTCTTATTATTTCACTTAGTCTTATTGAAAACACAGAATCATATCCATGGCGCAAATGCTCTTCACAGGCACTATATAGTATTTCTGTCAAGTTTTCCTTAATAAGACTACTATTGAGTTTTTGTTCTCCTTTTTCTGTTATTTCAAAATCACCCCTACATCCACAAGCACAGCCGCTTACATGTCCTTTTCTTATAAGTTTGTTCATTTTTGCAAGCTTAAGATTCCAAGGAATATTTTTAGGCATAGCATCAAATATCCATGGCAGTGGTCCTCCATTAAAAAGAGAACACCACATTCCCTTATGTTTTTTAAGAAATTGCAAAATAGGTATTGTCGGAACGTCTTTACACTGCATAGTGATTCCTTTCTAAAGCATGGCTGGCAGGGACGGGATCGAACCGCCAATCGTCGGATTTGGAAGCCGATGCATTACCATTGTGCTACCTGCCAAGGTTGTTCTTAAAAACATACATATTCTGAAAGAAGTCATGAAGAGGTTTCAAAACTGCCAAAGCCATTTCTACTAACTTGACATCTCCTATGGTTAAAACACCAATGCGTCCAGCACACCTACACCAATCTATTTTCTGACCCGAAAACTCTTCTATTTTCTTTACGTAAAAATCCATGTTGTCGTTGGATATAGAATGTGTTAGTTGGACCTGTTTACCGTAATCTTCAAAGCTCTTATCCATCGCCCGCCTCACCTGTTCACTCGGATATGGCGGCACGATGTCATAAATAGCTTTCTTCCTTTCGATCATCCCGAATACGCACCTGTCGCCATTAAGAATAAGCGGCTCTGTAAGATTCTCATGCTCG